CGCCGGGTTGCTGGTGAAACCGATCTTGAACGAGCCGTCCCAGACGCCCGTGTATACGCGCGTTTCTGGGTCATAGTTCGAAGGCACGCGGACATACAGGCCGTCGATTAGGTAGGCGCGGGTGGGCAAGCTGGAGAACTGCTCTGCCGTCACCTTCACGCCGCACATCACCGAGTTCGGGTAATACAGGCGCTCGTTGATGATTTCGTAGTAAGAGTCGAGATATGTGTCGTTCGTCAGCAGCGAACTGGTTGAATCTGGCGTCAACCTAGTCATGCGGAGCTTGTAAGATGTTGCTGGTTTCGGCAGGGTGAACAGATGCTCGCGCTGGTATTTGGATCGCGACTTATCATTGATCACAACCACCGTGCCGCCGGCTGCGTCAACCGCTACGGGGATGAATGGCCCATTGTCGGTGGATAGCGAGAACATGTATTGAACTTCGGTGCCGGTGATGTCCCCAGTCTCGCTATCCTGACGCGAAAGCGAAGGCAAACTGACGATCACGCGGACCTGATCGGCGTCTGTATCGTTGATGGTCATCGTCTGCGGTGTCGATTGCTTGACTTGAACGCTGACGTTGTAAGGCGTGGTCACGTCAGGGAAGCCCTGAATGACGTCTTGATCTTGACGCCCGTCGCGGAACTCCCATTCGAAGCCGGAGAAGTTCTCACCGCCGTCCGGGTTCGCTAAAGGCGTGCCGTCCAGAATGATAGACGACTCACCAGACTTAGGGTCGGTCGACGTCATGCCCACCAGACCTTTCACCTGGCCTTCGCAAATCAAGTCCAGAATCGAAAGCATCGCTTTCGACTGGATTGTGTCCGGGTCAGTTACCGGCGTTCTCGCGCCGGTCGACTTGCTACTGCCACCGCCGGCGCCCAGCGTGATTCTTGCCATGGCCTTTTTTGGAAAAGGAGCTTCTTTCATGATTATCCCATCAGTTGGTCAATGGACACGGAGGCACTTACAGCTTGGCTACCAACGAGGCAGCGGCCGTAAACAAGAGGGACTGGAACGCCTTGAGCCGTGGTGTTTACCGGCCCGTTGAAGTAGTAGGAGGTGCCATCGTCGCTGGTGTTGTTGTTCGCCTTTGGGCGTGGGGACAACATTTCGACCAGACCCCCAATCAGCATGCTCACACCCATGGGGGTTAGATATGCGTTACCGGTCATAAGCCCAACCACGATCAGCACAACGCCGATCACGATGCGTAAGGTGGCTGATCGGCCTTCGGTGATGGGGGTAAATCGAATCACTGCTGGGGCTTCGTCACGGGCAAGAAGGTAAGCGTCCTCGCTCAATGTAACCTTCTTGCCGCGACGATCTGTCATGGTCACGCGGTATTTGGCGTATTTAGCCTTGTTGTTGCGAATCCACCCGGTGATCCCGGGCTTGTTCGCTTCAATCATGCTTAGCGCTTGGGTGGGGGTGGACACCGCAAGGCGCCATTCCCTTCCGAAGAGCCTGCCCATCGGTCCGTCAAGAATTACCTGTGTCAATGCCATTTGGAACCTCGGGATGCCGAAGCATCGCTACTGTGTGCTTGTGCCAGTAGCCCCCGTAAATGGTGCGACTGGATAATCTGTTCTCGCAATGGTGAAGAATCATATCGTCGCCAATGTAAATTGCAACATGGTTGGCTACGGTTCCGCCTGTCTGAATCAGCAGAACGTCACCCTTTCTTGGCTGTGCATCATACACGCGTTCGAAGCCAAGTTCAGTGTAGTTCTGCTCGATCACCGGCACCGGCACGTCAAGCTCCCAGAAGCGCGTGTCGCGGCAGTTGCGACAAACAGCCAGGTCGATGCTGTATTCGCCCTTGTAATAATCGCGCAACAGCGAGTAGCAATCGACCAGACCATAGTGATACGGCCGGCCAACATATTCCATCATGAAGCCGCTCGGCTCCATCAGCGACGTGTCGGAAAAGAGGAACCCTTCCTCATCGCTCTTGGTGATCGCGTTGATGAACCATGGCAGCTCCATGCTTTCGCATTCTACGCGGTCAAAGTCCGATGGCTGATTGGTCTTGTCCGGGTGCGAGTGCCAGACGGCGATGATTTCCCCCACGTCGGCACAGCGCTGGTATTCGTTTTCGTCGATGCGAAATTGAGTGTGTGGCTTTTCGGCGCTGTTCTTGCAAGCCATGAAGCTCTGCTTCTTGCCGACCGCGACGATATAGCCACAAGCCTCTTCAGGATAGCGAGCTTCTGCTTCCTCTCGAAACGCCTTCAATAGCGCAGCATTCTGCTTAGCCTTCATATCGTGTTGCTCCTGGGAAGCCGCCATAAGGCAGCGGGTTTTTACCGAAGCGCGCGCGGCAGCTCGAAAGCCTCTTCGCGCACGAATCGTCAATTGGTTGACACGGCTGGTCGAAGCGGTCGAACGCGGTGCCGGTGTAGCCACACTCCGACCCACGGTATCGCCACGAGCATGCCGACTTGAGAACTTGCCGATACGGTAGCTGGATGCCCATCAGGTCGAACACGGACGCAAGCTCGAATTGCAGCGAGTAGCGGTCCTCGGACACCTTCTGGTCGATGAACCAGGAGTCGTCGTCCGCGTGTTGCGTCGGGTCTGCATCCGGGTTCACGCCGTTCGGGTAATTCACCGCGTCAAGGAACTTCGCGAAAGTCCGCTTGCGAATGACCATGCAGCCGAGAAGGTCGTCGTTTGCCGAGACCTCCCCGCTGAACAGTCCGTTCGTGTTCGCTACGGTGATTTTTGGGCGCGGCAAAGCGCCCTGGGTGCTTAGGTCAAAACCTGAACACTCAATGGGCCAGGGCTGGTATTCCTGCCCCTGCCAGACAACCGGCCCATTGAGCTGATTGGTTCCGGCGTGAAAATAGAGCTGACCGCCGCTGGTTGTGCTGCTCAAGTCCAGCACGAACAGCTCAATTAGCGAAGTTGGCGATAGGGACTGAATTTCCTCAGTGAATTTGCTCATTATTCGAATACCTGCTCAAAAGTGGCCGTGACGGTGACTTCTCCCCGGTCTGACTTTGCGGTCCACTTACGCGCGACCACTGTCAGACTCTCTTCGAAAGGATTCGTCCAGAGGAAAGAGTCTTTCCCCTGATGGTCCTGAAGGAACAGGCGGATCGCCTGTCCCTCCCCTGACACGCGACCGCGTGTGAATGTTACGTTCCAGTTTTGACGATTGACGTTCAGCGAATCGGATGTCCTGGATTCATACCCGTCACCGTATTTCGTAACGTTGACCGCAGGTTCCTCGGACGCCTGACTTGCTACGTCCGGGAACCAACCAAATGTGCGCTTTGTCATGCTGACTCCTTACTTGCGCTTGTCGAGTAGACCGTTAGGGCGGCTTTCGTATGCCAGAACTTCACGGACCACGCCTTTGATTTTCGTAGCCAGTTCTTGCCCGGTTGCACGATCATCGTCTTTCCCGCTTGCGGATTGCTGCTCGCCGCCGGACTTGTCGATGTTGATCGTGATCACCACCTGCTGACCGCCTGATTTCTCAGTAGACGTGTTCGTGCCGCTGCCAGAAAAGCTCACTGGGATACTACGGCCATCTGGAAGAGGAACATACGCCTCATTCATCTTGCCTTCACCAAAAAGCGCGAGCTGCGGGCTATTCGCTACGCCGCCGTTCGAGTAAGCCTTCAGTGGCAGCGCACCCAGGCCAGACATGATACCGCCGTTCGCGAAACCGAACACCGAACTTTGTCCAACGGCCTGCTGACCCAAGCCCATACCGACGCCGGTCCCGCTTGTCACGCCGCTGGTTGCCGTTGCTGCGCCGCCATAGCTACCGGCGTATGCAGAAAGTCCCATCTGCGCGATACCACCAATCAGACTTGCTGTGCTGCTACCTGTTTGGGTCGCAGCCATCGCGAGAAGTGCGGATGTAGCCATTTGAACAGCCATCGCGAAAGTGGTTGTTGATGTTGCGGCCGACGCGTCTGCGCTTCCGCTGATTGCAGACTGAACCGCAGTTTTCGCAAGACCGGTTGTTGCTGCGCCAGCACCGTCAGTAGCCAGACCTTTGACAGCGTCTGTGGTCTTGTCGGTCATCGCAGCCAACTTATCCAGGCCGAAGTATTTGGCAGCTTCGTTGATGCCACCTTTCACAGCAGAACCGGCGCTCGACAGGCCGTTACCGATAGCGGACATGATGCCGCCGCCGCCAGCTACACCGCTTGCCGCGCTACCAGCCGCGCTGCCCGCTTGCGAGCCGGGTGTTGTCTGCTTGGAACTCAAGCCACTGAGCATATTGGTCAAACCGTCCAGCATTGAAGACATCGGTTTAGCCAACGCCTCCTTCAGCTTCATATCCAACAGGTCTTTCAACATGCCGGCCACGAAAGACTTGAACGACACAGTGCCGCCTGTCAGCCAGGTAGACAGTTGACTGACGAACCCATTACCCCAGCTTGCAGTCACTTCGTCCAGCTTGTCGAAGCTGTTTTCCCACTCTTGCTGCATCTTCGCGATTGCGCCGCGTTGTGCATACTCTCGGGCGTTCGCTTGAACCTTCATGTGTTCGGTGAAGTTTGTTTCAGCGCGGGTCCGCGCTGCGTTGAACTCGTCGTCCAGAACGGTGAGTTTCGCTACTCGGTCTTCCTCGCTAATCTCCAAAGTCATAACGCCAGCGCGAGCCGCGTCATAGTTCTTTTTCATTTCGGCGAGGCGGGCGTTGTAGGTCTCCAAGTCCTTCTGGGCCTTGGTGTCGAACTGAGCACCTACGCGCGCTTTGGTGTTGTAGATCATGCTGTTTTGCGTTTCGCGGTCGCCTTCCTTGAAGTCGCCGGTGAAGTTCACCAAGTCGGAGCGCGAACGCTCGAACAGGGCTTCGTTCTTCTTGGCGTTCCAGGCTTGGAACTCTTTGGTGCCATTTTTCAGGCGCTCTTCAGTCCGGGCGAGTTCGCGTTGCAGGCCAGACATTTCGCGGGTCTGTTTGGCGGTGTCGTCGGTGCCGCGCTCCATTGCTGTGTTCGCGTCTTCCCGTGCTGCGGAAATGCGCTCGTTCGCGTAGGTCAGTGCTTTGAGCTGTTCTTCCTGTTGCAGCATCGCGGCGCGGGTAGTCACCCAGTCGTCGACGCTACCGGACGCACCAGCGGATTTCCAATCCAGACCACCACCGGCAGCTTGGAATGGGCGCTTGTTCGAGTCGTGGTTAGGGTCGAAGTCGCCTGCCTTCCATTTCTCGAAAAACTCTGTGCGCGCTTGCTCCAGCAGGTTGTCGGCTTTGCCGGTGATCTGGGCGGTGATCCGCATAGCGGTCACTTCCTGCTTACTGGTCACTTCTGCAAGGGACCGGGCAAACTGGTCGCGGTCAGCGCGCGGGGCTTTCTTGGCCGGCGCATCAGGCAACTCATACGGCGTGCCGTTGGTGTTTACCGACGCTTTCGGGTCTTGGTGCGTGAAACCATTACCGGCGATCAGGTCTTGCAGGTCTTTTTGCGCTTTAGCAGCATCTGCTTCAGCTTTTACCTTCGCATCTTCCTGGGACTTTTTCTCTGCATCGCTTTTCGCAGTGGCGTCTTTCTGGTTTTGCTCGTTCGCTTTGAGCTTCGCATCCCAGGCTGCTTGTTCTGCTGCGCCTTCGTCTTCGATTTGCTTGATGCGTGCGGCGCCTTCCGCGTTGGAGTCTTCACCCATGCGGAACACGTTGCGGAACTTGACAGCCCACAGCTCGGCCTTGTTCATCATGCCGGCCATCCAGTGATCCATCCAATCACCGATGCTTGCGAAGCCCACTTCGAACGAGAGAACCAGGGTGGTCAAGTCCCAGGCGAGAAGCAGCCAGCCGACGTATGGGATCATTCGCAGGAACACGGCGCCCAAGACCTTCGCTACGGTCGTGATGGTCACGCCGAGGCCCAGGAAGCGTCCAGCCAGACCGGCAAGGCTTGCGCCCCACGACATGATTGGGGCGAGCATTGCAGCCATGGTTGCGCGGAACCCAGTAGCCGCCACGGCCATACCAGCCATACGCGCTGAGAGAGCCGTAGCGCTCGATGCGACGGTTCCCGTCATCAGAGCACCCAAACCACCCAGAACACTCCCTAGCAGCCGCAGGGGAGCTAGAGCGACCGTGCCGATGAGCGAGAGAGCGCGGCTGAAGATACCAACCTTCGCTGCTGCACCAGCACCGGCTTCACCGGCGCCCATGATCAACGTCTTCACGCCGCTGAACAGGCCGAACATTTTGACTGCGCCGGCCAGCGACAGCGCCATACCGCCGACGGCACCGCCGATCATCGCGATCTGCGTAACCATCGGGTTATTCGCCCCGAAGTCCTGCATTTTGTTGACGATCTTGGTGATCCAGCCAAAGAAGCTGGTCATCAGCGGCAGAACTGTCGTGCCCAGGGTCACCTTGAGGTTCGCCATTGCAGCGTCGAAGTTCTTCACCTGTTGCTCGTATGTGTCCATACGGAGTTTTTTCAGGTCGTCTACACCGGCAGCGCCTTTGATCATGCCGCTCTGGTGGTCGACCCGCTCCTGCATACGCGGGTCAGCGATGGTGGTCAGCAGTTGGGAAGCCGTGGTCGTGGTGCCGTTACGGGTAGCCCACTTGCTCAATGCCGCACGTTGCGCTTCCGGGTCGTTGACGTCGGAGTCGCCGAAATACTTCTTGCGGTTCACTTCGTTGCTGATCGTGCCCAGAACCGTAGCCATCATTTCCCGGACGGCCGTTACCGGGTCGGTGTTGAACAGTTCGGCGTTTTTGAAGCCAGCCTTCTTGGCTTGCGACATGATCTTTTTGAGCGAGTTGTCTTTCGGCGTTGCGTCTCTCTGGGAGCCGTCAGCGGTGCCGCCGCCGTCGATAGCGTCGGTGTTCAGAATGCCAGACTCTGCCGCTTGCGAGACCATTTCATTCGACATGGTTTTGCCGTTCGCGTAAGCCTGAAGCATTTTGAACATGGTGCCCACGGTAGACACGCCGCCAGCACCACCGCCGCCAGCACCACCGGACACTTTCATCTGGTCGAGCAAAGCAACGCTGTTGATGATGCCGTTATCGGACAGTTGAGCGGCGCCGCCTGGGCCGATACGGCGCAGCAGCGTCTCGACGTCCGGGATGTCGATCTTGTTACCGGTCGCAGACATGATCTTCTGCAACATTTCCATCGTTGCTTTGGTCTTCTCAGGGTTGTATTGCACCTGACGTGCTTCAGCAACACCGTAGAGGTTCCGAATGTAGTTCTCGAACGAGTCCTTGCCTTCGTCACCCGTGATGTATTGGATGTTTTGCGCGGTGTCGATTGCGGTCGGCAGCGTCTGGTTAATCTGACGCTGGTTCGTTGTTGCGAGACCACCCATCGCGCCGATTCGCGCGGTAGCTGCGTCGTTGAAGCTCAACCCCGGGTGTGTCTTGGAGTCGTATTTGCTCATGTAGTCGAACTGGGACTGCTCTTCTGGACTCATCCCCATGGATTTTGCGCGAACGCCTGTCCGCTCGAACTCACCGGCCGAGTGAATGGACGCCTTCTCGCCCTGGGCGATTTTAGCCCCGGCGTAGAGCTGGGCGAGACCTTTCACCATTTCCATCTGTTGACGGGAGGTCTCAAGCTGTTCTTTTGCCTTGCTCGCGTTTTGACGCTGGGTGTTCAGGTATTCCTGGGCCCGGGCATTCTGACGCTGCAACGCCGCTTCGATCCGGCCTTCCAGACCGATGCGCTCGTTCAGCATACGGTTGATGCCAGAGATAGAGCTGATGTTGGTGTTCAGCTTCACGCCTTCCTGGCTGATGATGCTCAAGCCACGCTGAAGCGCTTCCACCTTCTGGTTCTGCAATGCAAGCTCACGCTGATACGCGGCGAGTTGAGGGCTGTTCGAGCCCATCATCCGGCCGTTGGTGTCGCGGCGGCTCTCTACGCGCTGTTGCAGAGCCATCTGCTTGGACTTTTCAGCACTCAGGGTCCGCTGGTATTCGCGTTCGGCTTTCACCAGACCATCGAGAGCTGCTTTCTTCGAAGCCAGGGTGCGGTTGTTGGTGTTGATTTCGTCGGCGGCTGCTTTCGCGTTTTCGTTCTTGCGCAGACCGGCGGCGAGCACGACTTGCTGCGCTACCTTCGCGTGGGCATCACCCAGGTTGCGCATTGCTCGCTCTTGGGCGCTCAAGCCGTTGACAGTTGCAGCCGACGTCGATGCCACTTCCTTCTGGCTTGCGGCGAGCTTGTTGTTCGCGGCGCTCGCCTTGTTCGTTTCAGTCGTTGCACCGTCCAGCAGGCGTGCGAGTTTCAGCACCACGCCATTCAGCAGTTCGGAGTTTCGACTAGCAGCTTCGGCCGAAGTGTTGAAGCTCGCCATGGACTTGCCTGCCGACGCGAACTGGCTTTCAAGTGCCTTGGAACTGGCTTGCAACGACTTCAGGTTGTTTGAAGTGAGGGAGACGTTTTTGCCCAGGGTTCCGATTTTGGTCTCGAAACCGTCCATGGCTTTTGTCGCTTGGCCGAACGCGGTGTTCAACCCCTTCACGCCGTCTCGCGCTTCCCTGCTCTTCACAGTAAAGCCCGCGTCGTCCAGCGTCAGTGTGACCTTGATGTTCCCGCCGACTGCGTTTGTCATGGTGTTTCCTACGTGGCTATTGCATGGTTTTCAGTTGGTCAAATGCAGCCTGATCGCGCTTTTCATAAAGGGGGCCGGTCTCTTCCAGAACCTGGATTGTGCCAAGTTCGATAACAAGCCTTTTTTGCAACTCCTGGCCGCTCTCTCCAGTTGTTGCGCTTGCGGCTACGTTCAGCGCCCGCATGTCACCTTGCGCCATGATTCTATCTACGTTGGCTGTAAAAAGCCAAAACCGCCGGATGGGCATTTCCATCACGGCGGTCTGGGATAGTCCGTAAAAGTGAATCACTCGGCAAAAGTGGAAGCCGAAGTCGACTTCTTTTACTTGCGGGCGCGTGGGCGCTTTGCACCTGGCACTACAGGCTCGGACGCATCCGGCACTGCTTCGACTTCATCACCGCGAACGAACGCGACAATGGTTTGCAGGTGACGCAGTGGAACTTTGTTCAGGGTGTCCCGGGAGACAGTCGGAACAGAACGGATGATCAGGCTCACAGCGCTTTCCACTTGGGCGGTCAAAGGCGCGTTGGTGCTTTGCAGCTCTTCAGCAGCCTTCGTGGTAGCGATGAAGTTATCGACGTTCATTTCCACCACTGGATGCTCAACACCGCCCAGAACGAGGGTGCGTTGATCGGAAGTCAGGGTGTCAATGTTCAGAATCTTGGTCATGGGTAAGTCTCCAGTTCAAATTAAAAACCCGCCTGTTAGGGCGGGTTCGGTGAGGCGCTTGGGCTCTTAGGCACCGACGCGGAACAGCTTACCACCGTTCGCCGAGTCAGGAAAGCCACTGAACTCAGTGCTGAAGATTCGCTCTTTTTCAACCTCGTAAGCGAATTCCAGAGCACCAGCGGTCGCAGCCAGCGGAATGACGAAGTCCTCGGACTTGTCCGAATCCGGCAGAGCCATCGGGTGCAGGCGCAGCTCTTTCGCGATGTCCAGCAGGGAAGTGCCGATAGCGGTGGTCACTTCAACGCTTTGCGAGGTCGGTGCAGCGCCGCCGCTCATCGCCAGAACAGTTACCGAGGCTTGACCGGCGACCAGGGTCATCGTGTTGCCAGCGGCACTCAGGGTGTCGTAGGTCACGTTTACGGCACCAGCAACGGCGACGTAGGTTGCGACCGAAATGTTCGCCGCGACGGAGGCGTTCAGGAACGCAGCCAAGGCGATGGCAGTTGCGCTTACGGACACGCCAATGACCACTTCGTTCGCGGCACCGGTGGATGCGGTCTTGAAGGTGATCACAGAACCGTTGACGTTGACAGTGTCGCCGTCGGCAGGGACCGAAGCCACGGTGATCTTGCCGGTAGCAGCAGAGCCACCAACGGTCACCAGGGTTGCGCCCGGCATGATGGTCACGAGGTTGGCGAGGGTGGTTTCAGCCAGCGGAACTTTTGCAGTCACGTCGCGGGACATGATGAATTCGTTCACGGTGCTTTTGCCGAACTGGTCGATGTTCACCTTGTGGGTGTCGGTCTTCACAGTAACGGTAACGCCGCCCTGGGTGTAGCCGAGGTCTTTGCCGTCGTAAAAGACTTTGCAGACGCCCAACTTGACGTTTTTGGTATCAGACATGGTGTAGCTCCTTTGCAAAGGGGGTTGTATTGCGCGATGCGGAACATACCATAAAATGGATGCTTTTTCCACAGACAAAAAAAAGCCAACTGGTTCAGGGTTGGCGAAAGGAGACTTTCAGGGTCAGTGGTCATGTTATCCGCCGAACAGGTCCATTGCAAGCTCTTGAATCAATCCTTGGGCCTCTTGTTCCATCGCTCTGGTCAGAAAGCCGCCGCCGACAGTTGCGCCGGATGCTTTCGCGCTAGAGAGCGGGCCCAGTTGCAGCGGGCCGACCGGTGTTAGGTGTTCGTGCATTTCGTATGCGTAGTCGCCGACTGTCTTCCCAGGGCGACCCGGTATCGGCATTGTCATGTCGATGTAGACTTCGATTTCCTGACGAACGAACTGACCAGTCGCTTCATCCCGTGCGCGCCCTGGGGTGGAAGGTGACACTTTGATCGCCTTTTCCAAGTTCCCTTCGTCGACCGGCGCCATCTTGATTGCGAGTTCTTGAATCTTCTTCGCCTTCAGCCACATCTTCGACGTCACGCGCTTCTTCGTGTCCATGTCGACTCGGATGAGCATCGCTTCTACACCGGCAAACCCGCTGACTACGAGGCCCATTATTCGTCCGCCTCGTTGTAGCAGACGTCCATTGGCACCGTGAACTCAATGAAGTTGCCCAGGGTGACCGGGAACGACACGGGCTTCGACGCCGGGCGCATGTATCGAACGAACATACCGCCAACTTGCTCGTCTGACTTGATCAGCAGTGCTGCCGTGGCTTGCTTGATCAGTAACATCCCCGCTTCGAAGTTCCGCGTGCGAACAATGACCTGAAGGCGTGTTTTGAAGTATTCGGGCAGCTCGTAGTTGATGTGCGTCCCGGTTAGCGGCTGACGCAACAAAATGCCAGCCTCACACTCTGTTGGCATCATGTTGACGAAGATGGTTGTGCCCAGGGTGCCCAGGTTCGCCGCTTGCAGTCTTTCAGCGATAGGTAGCAGGTTCACGATGGCAGCTCCCAGATTTTCAGTTCGCATTCGTAGTGGTCGAGTAGACCAGCGGCGGACCAGCGTGGGTGGATCATCATGATGCGCAGGGTGAACCCGCGAATGATGAGAAAGTCGTGAAGAGTCGCCACAGTCTTGTTCGTCAGCAGCACGACAGCGTCGGCTTGGAATTCGTGCGCGTTGCCCCTTGATGCCGAACTGTCAGCGCGCACCGCCGACTTCACGTCAGTGGTCGGGAACTTCACAATCGACCCGCGCTCGCGAGACCGGACACCCTGAACCGGCTGGCCGTATACATCGTTGCCAGCCCGCTTCTCAATGACGAAAATCTGGTTAGGTCGCAGCATGCGGGATCACCTCGGCTTTTGAGTTTGGGTGGAACACCGTCTTTTCCAGGTCCGCGAAGGATGGGTGAGCCTTGTCGTTGCCTTTCGGGCTGAACACGAGGCCGTCCTCTTCATGGTCCGGGTAGAACACTTCGGCCAGACCGTCACCTACATCAGACAGTTGCTTCAGCAATTGGAGGCGATACACGAACTCGCGAGCGGCGAAGCTCAAGAGTCGGCTGGCGTCCCACTTGCGGTCTGCCGAGTCATGAGCGAAGAAGGTGATCTTCTGCACCCTGTTCGACAGCAGTTGCCCCATAGCGCCGCCGAGGGCTTTGGTGAACATCTTACCCAGGTCATCGCGACCGGCGCGTAGGGCGCTGATCACCGTCTGAACGTTCTCTGCCGTGATGTGAGCGAAGTCAGCGTCGAAGCCTTCTGCGAGAGCTTGCATGCGCTCGCTGGTGACGTTATCTGCTGTCGGCGTGAGCGAAGCCACCAGTGCGGCGGCTTTCTCGCTCATACGCGCTACCAGAGCCTGACGTGCGACGTGCGACCAGCGGGTGAAGTCGACCACGTCACGCGGCGTCGGCTTGCTCCCGGGTTGCAGCAGTTGCAGGTAACGACCGTTGAGGGCCAGCAGAAACAGCTCGTGTTCGTCTACGACCTGGGCGGCGAAGGTTGTCGGTTCCATATTAGCGGCTCGTCTTCAGGCTGAAGCTAACAAACGGTGCCAGGTAACGCATCGCCGGGCGGCTCACGCCAAGGTTCATGACTTTCCCACGGGCGAACACCTGCTTCGATTCGCCGATGCTGTCCTCTACCAGACCTTCGATTCGCTTCTGGAGAATGCTGCCGCCGGTCGAAGTCCCGAGAATGTCGTTCGCTTCTGCGATCTGGGCCAACTGCAACGCCTTCAAGAACCGCACGGGCAGTTGCAAGAACGCGGAGGCTGGCAGAAAGGTAATGTCGCCGCTGAAGCTGAAGAGGCCAGCGTAGGGGGTGATATACACGCCCTCCGGCACATAGTTCAGGCTGTCTTGAGCCCAGAAGTTCGCCTTCAGCAGCGAGTAGTTCAACATGCACATGCGCGCCCGGGCTTCTACCATCGCGGCGATCTTGTCTTTGTAGAGCGCCGCATCCCAACCTGTGAGGTTCGGGATGTCCAGCGCGGTAAGTTCTGCCTGATCGTAGCTCTGGAATGAGTTGACACCCATAACCAAAATATCAGACGCCTCGATAGCGTAGAGGCTGCGAATCGAGACCGTGTTGCCGCCCACCGCACAATACAACGTGATGCGGCGGGTGGCGCGGGTCAGACCTGGGTCGATTTGGTTTGCATCTGCCGGAACGTCGATTGTCACGCTTGCGGAGCCTGGCACAAAGCCGGGCAGCGCAGCGCGTGCGACGATTGACGCGCCCGACTGGTCGACTACGTCGTATTCCAATGAGTCGGCCGTGATTGGGTTGTCGAAGCTGTCCGTGATAGCGATCACGTTACGGACGGCCGTTCCAGCAAGATACATTTCCATTTCGTTGGCCTTATTGAGCTGCGGTGGCTTTTGCCAGTTCTTCGATCAGGTTGGTGATCGAATTGGATTTGATGCCAAGCGGTGTAGCGATTTCGCGCAGACCGGCGATGCCTTTCTTGTCAGCGATTTCTTCCAGGTCTTCGCGGCTGTATACGACGCTCGAACGCAGAATCGGCTGATCTTGTTTAGGCTGGTCGAGAGCGATCAAGACTGGCTCTTCGACCGATACGCTTACCGGCAGCTCATCGTCGGGGGCTTTGTCCGTGGTCTCGCGACCAAAGACAGCCTCCTGATGCGCGGTATCCAGAAGGCGCTGTGCCGGGTTGCAGCTAGAGCCATCCTCAAACTCGCAAATCATCACAGCCGACATGCGGTTTGCGTCTTTGAACGGCACTGGGTGCGTAGACAGGCCATCTTCGAAGAAGAGGATGCCCATCTGCCCAGAGTAGTGTTCGTAACCCGGCTGAGTCAGGCGGATTCGTTGTTGCGTGTCGGTGTGAATCATTTTGATACCCTCGCGTTGGCTTATTCGGCTGCTGCGGGCTCGGCGGGCTCTTCAACTACAGGCTCCGCAACGACAGGCTCCACAACAGGTTCTGGTTCGACTACAGGTTCTGGTTCGGCTACCGGCTCTTCAACCACCGGCTGGAATTGCGGCGAACCAAGCTCTACAAGCTCACCCTGGACGACGTTCAGGATACCAGCAGATTGCTGGCCTGACACGCTTTGAGTGGACACGCCGTCGACGAAGTCGATGGAGCCCAACAGACCGGTGAAACCTTCGTAGCCAGCTTGCGTCAATTTTACGTGCATGGTGTAGTCCTCAGTTCGGATTAATCAGATTAAAAAAAAGGCGAAGCCTTTTGAGCTTCGCCTTTCACATCCAGCCAGTCAAGGCTTAGATGTTGGTAACGCCTTGCAGTTGAGCGATGGAGCGGGTGGATTTCAACACCAGGCCGCAATACCACTTCAGACGGATGCGGGTCGCATCCTTGTTTTGCACGGTGCCGATGTTCTCGACCACGATACCAGCGTTGTCACCGCCGTAGATGCCGTGCAGGCCATCGACTTCGTTCATACGCAGAGCGTAGACCGAACCGGTGTTGGCGTTGGAACCGACGGTTTCGTTGCCGGCCAGGAACTCGTTCATGATGATCGGAACGCCGTTGTGGGTCAGCATCGGGCGACCGAAGTTTTCCAACTGCTGCATCACAGCGTCGGTGCCGTAGGTAGCGCGCAACAGGGCACGGTAAGCACGGATCGCACCACGACGCATCACGATCACGTCGGCGCCGTTCGGCACGGCATCCAGCAGTTCGTCGAGCATAGTCAGGGTCAGGGCGTTACCGTTGGTGCCTGCGGTGATGATTTGTTGACCACCGGCAGTTGCAGCGTAAGCCTGGGCTTGTGCGGCCAGTTGAGCCAGACCGTCGAATTGCTTCGGCGAGTTGGTGGCGTTGCCCTGAGCCAGAACGCGGTGGAACTCACGACCAACGCCTTTGGCTTTCTTCTGAATCTGGATCGCCATTTGGTTGTTGGTGTCGGACTGAGTGCCTTGCAGGAACTTGTCGACGTCGACATCGCCAGCCAGGATACGCAGCTTCGCTACGACTTCTTGGAAGGTGGACGCGCTTTCGTTGATCGGGTCGTTCGGGTCGAGCCAGTCAGCAGTCGCGAGGGTGTTCTCACGGTTGTAGACGTAAGCCTTACCTTCGACACGCTTGAAGGGCAGAATGGAGAACAAATCATCCTTTTGGATGATTTCGTCAATGACGCCCGATTCCAGAGTGTTGTTACTCAGGCGGGCCGCTTCAACAGCTAACAGAGGCATGGTGTGCTTCCTTTTTCCAATTGATTGAAATGAGATATTTCAGTTCAGGGTCGAATCGGGCAAGGTCGCTTTTGCTCTCGATGTAGGACGGCAACATACAACAAACAGTCCATTTTGTAAATCCATCGAGAGCAAAAACTTCCTAGGCGATTATTTGTTCGGTTGGCCCATCAGTGCAGCCAGACCGCCTTGAATCTTGTCGAGACCGGTCTTCTCGGCTTGATCATCCTTGGCCTTAGCCTGGGTGACCTTGCTGTTCGACTGGGCGCCCGGCTTAACGCCAGCCTTGATCAGATGTTCAGCGTCAGGATCGGCTTCAACGATTTTGCGCATGGCGATGTCGAAGCTGACCGGGTTGCCCAGACTGTCAACCAAGGCGGTGCGGTTCGCGGCGCCCTTCGGCTTGTCGTAACCGGTGACGGTGCCGTCTTCGCTCAAGTCAAAGTGACTGCCGTAGATCACGCGCGCTTTAGACGGCGTCAGGGTCAGCTCTTTGCTGATGAAGTCGGAGTTCGCGAACGAGCCACCCACGGTCATTTCGTTAATGCGGCTGTCCTTGTTGCCCAGCTCACCTTGCAACAGGGCGATCTGGTCGATGAGCTTTTGCTTTTCAGCGGTGTGCTCTTCACCCATGCGAACCTTCAGTCGGTCCCATTCGCCCTTTTCTTCCAGCGCCTTTTCATCGGCCACCTTTTGAGCGTCCAGCAGTTTCTTCACTGCGACAGGGTCGATACCTTCGAAGTCTTTCAGCTTGGCCTTCAGGGCTTCAGCTTCGGTCTTCAGGGCCGTTTCGCTTTCCTTACGCTTCATCACTTCCTTCAGAAGTTTGGCTTCTTCGTCAGAAGGTTTGCGGTCACCGTCATTGCCGGTCTTCAGCTTGTCGGCTGCGGCTTTATCAGCGGCCTCCTTGTCGGAAGCGTCAGCCTTCAGCTTGTCGGCTGCGGCTTTATCAGCGGCGATCTTGTCGGCATCACTGCCGCCCAGGTCGTTGCCGTTGCCGTCGTTGGCTTCAAGATACACGCCAGCACGGCCCATGAAAGTTGCGAGGTTACGGTTGATCAGCATGGTGAAAAGCCTCTCTCTTGGCTTGGATTTTTCAGTCACCGGTCTCGTGGTGACGGTTGGTTTATACAGCTTTCATTGTTGCAGTCGATTGATTCTTTTCGGCCGTTTTCTGTAGGGATTGGAGGTCACTTGCCACTTCCAACGGATCAACGGGCCAGTCTTTCAGTTGCGCTTCCATCGTTGCTCGCAGCGATGCTTTGAGTTGCGGGAAGAGCTTGTCGATCAGGGTCTTCATTTGCTCTTGACGAACCGCGTCCGGGGCGTCGACGAGCATCAGCCGTGCAGCAAGGTCGAATTCGTCATACAGGCCACGGGTGTCGAAGTTGTCAGGGTAGGAGACGAAACACTTGTCTTCGACCTTGGCTTCTTCGCCGTTCCACAGTGCGACGATTTCCACGATGCGATTCTCGATGATTTCGAGACTATCGGCCTTAGCTGCCAACAGAGCATTCACTCGCTCAAAGTCGTAAGCCTTAGCCACACCGCTGGAGTTGTCGATACCCTGCGAGTTGTCCTGTTTGGTTCTTTCACCAGCCAGACCCACCGTGTGGTAAATCTCGTTGATGATCTTGTTGATCACGTCCAGCAGGATACCTGCCTGTTTCACATCTGGCGAGAGGTAAAACGGAACAGCGCCACTTTCCCCGTCGAACAGAAAGATTCGGTTGGTCCCGACCTCCACCAGCTTGTTGTAGTTGTCGTCGCCCGGCAGCAGGTTTTGAGCTGGCATGGCGAGCTGACTGAACGTCTGGTCTTGAATGATTGCGTCAAGGTTCGACAGGTAGTTGCCCACAGCTTTGTCGAGATATGCAATATCGTCGATCAGTGCCGGGGTTACCCAGTCGTCGTCAGAGACGATGTTGTCCGCGAGGATTACAGGGACTTCGCCCAGGTTGTGGTTGCCCTGTTCAACAATGACGATCTTCTGTGAGCGGCCGATCTGCTTTCTGGTGAGAAGCACCCATTCGTTGCGCGTCCACAGACGGTAGAACGTGCTCTGCTTGCCGGAAGATGCCATAGGGTCGCTGTCGTCGCGGCGAATCTCCTTCAGCAGAATCCAGTTCAGGTCGCCGTCTTCGTCATGCGAATAGTCCAGAATATGTTCTGGCGGCACGATGTATGCGTAGGTCTTGATGTCGAGTGCTTTCGCCTCGGCAACACTCATTTCGGAGGCTTCTTCCGGGGCGTTGTTGTCGATCACGATTGCAACGCGGCCGAAAATGGAAGTCTTCTTGCTGATCTGCCTGGCGAAGTCTTTGATGCTCAGACCGTTGCGGGTGGCGCGCTTCCAGAACTTCTTCACCGATTCCGGCGCATCTTCGCTGCGTGTGATGTTCTGCTTGAACAGGTATTTGTTCAGCAGGTCGACCACTTCCCGGGTGTGGTTGAAGCGATAGGCGCGAGCGAGTCGGTTGTTGAACTCCTTGTCGCCTTCCTTCAGGTAGCGGTGAACGTTCTCTTTGAACCACTCGCGCCCGCCGTTGTAGGTGGACTCAAGGAATTCCCAATGCTCTTTCGTTGCTTCATACAGCGGGTGCCGACGGGAAATGAGGGCGAGAAGCACTTTCTGCTCCGCGTCGTTAGCCACAAGCGGACCAGTGCCTGAAGCCGAAACTTCAACTGGGTCGATTGTGGCGATTTCACCTGGCTTTAGCGGGATAGTTTTCATATTTCCTCAATATATCCGAATGACCTTATATGGACAAGAGTTAGATGGAAACGCCCAAAATCTCTACCTTGCGGACTGGGAATTCCAACTCGATGCAGTAACCGCCAGCATCCGCACTGTGCTCAACCCCCGCTGCCTTGTCGACGTCCCGGCTACCCGGTTTGTAGATCGTCTGTTCAAGAGCGTTGATGAAGTGCTTGCACTTCGTGTTGACGCGCATCTTAACCGTTCCATTGGCTGAACGCAGCATTCTGTTCACGGCGTTGACCCGGTCAGCAACAAACGGGTGCTTGCGTCGGTATTTGATCCGCTTGAACCCCTTCTCGCGAAGAATGTCCATGTCAGTCTCACCACGGGCGTGTTGGCGCTGTCCGCCGGCCGGGTCGGGATAGATCGTGATTTGACCTGCGCCCTGCTGACGCCAGTAGCGTCTGTCCAGTTCTGCGCAAATCTCTTCAGTGTTGGAGCCGAACAAGACGATTTCATCCACCGCCCACAGCTCGCCAGAAGGTTGGGGCTGAAAGATCACAGTGGACATAGGGTCGATGTTGAAGTCCATCCCTACCCACAGCGGGAGTTGAGGGTTGAACTTGAATTGCTCACCAGAGTGCTCGCGGCGCTCGAACGGGTAGTAGACCCGGCCCGACATCGACTCGAAGCTCGCCATGAACTCTTGGGCGAACGACTTGGCGTCCATGTCGTTCATCGCCGCTTCAAGTTCGCTCTTCGGAATAAATGGCGAGGTGATAGTCGGGAACTGCCAGGACATCCAGTCGTTCTTGCGGGTGCAGCCTTTTTCGTCGGTGTAATACTCGCCACGGGTGCCGGATTTATACAGCTCGTAGAGGTAGTTGTAAGCCTTCGGCGTGCCGATGAAGATCGCGTGACCGCCGGTGTCAGCCAGGGTCGGCCGAAGAACCTTGGTCCAGGTGTCCTCTTCCATGTCTTGGAATTCGTCGAGCACGAGGAAGTGAATACCCACACCCCGAAGGGAGTCGGCCTTGTCCGCGCCCTTCAGGCTGATTTCCGTCTTGTTGATCAGCGTGATCTTCATTTCGGTTTCGTTGATCTTGCGAATCCACTTCTTCGGGATTGCCTCCTGCAAATCGTTCCACATGATCTGCTTTGCCATCCGGTAGGTCGGTGCGACATACCAGATTTTCTGCTTTGGCTTCTGGGCGTGTTTGATGATCAGCACTTTCGACAGGGCGGTCTTGCCCCAGCGCCGGCCAGCGACCACCACGCGGAAACGATGGTTGTCTTTGTAGACCTCCATTTGCTTGGGGTGCAGACTGAGTCCAGCCGATGTGACTGCCATTACTTTTCACCTTCTGAAACTACTTCGTTTTCACCGTCGTCATCAGGCTCATTGCCGTCATCAGACAAGTCTTGAATCGCTTCACCGACCGACAGGCCGATGTCCTCAATATCCTTGGCTTGCAGCTCTTGAATCTGGGCTGCGGTGAGTTCGCTGATCACCAGTTCTGGGATCACGTCACCGTCGATGTAGTCGGAACGATCCAGGCCAAGGATTGCCCAGCGCTCGTTGCGCAGTTTGGCAAGGCCGGTCGCGGCGATGTCCAGGGCTTTCAGGTTGGCTGTTGCGACGGATAGCGGCTGCTCCTTGGACTTGGCGCCGAGGATTTCGGCCCAAATCAACTTGGACAGGCCGGATGCCATCTTGTAGTGCTCTTCCTTCGTCTCGCGGATTCGGGAAGCGGTGACTGTCGCGTCATCGACACCGGCAGCGGTCACAGCGTCAGCTACCCGCTTTTTGTGAACTTCTGCTTTTGCGCCACGCTTGATGCCCTTCTTGTCGAAGTGGCGGCTGAAATTCGATTTGTGCTTGCTGAACTTGGTCGCGAGGTCGTCCAGGGTGACTTCGCCGGATTCCCATAGGGCTTCAGCTTCCGCCCATTGTTTAGGCGTGAGTCTGCTGGACGGCTTCACTGCTGGCTTGGCTGGTGTCTTCTTTGCGGTCGTCATGCAAAACCTTCAGGCGAAAAAAATGGGCGTGGAGTGCGCCCGTATGATGTCCGACAGAGGATCGGTTGGCGGATTCAATCATACTGACGCCTACATATCAATCAGTTGCGCTTCGGTGATTCTTCCAACGAGCACAGAAGCGCGGATGCCAGAGTGTGCGCCCATGAAGCCCCTGAAGCAACGCACAAGCCGTCCAGATGGTCGAACACCAACACAGACGCCCCTGAAACGTCTTCGAGCCTTGTAAGGGTGTCACAGCGGCTCTCAAGTATATTCGCAGTCAGGTCCGGCGACTCACAGTAGTCCGGCACCTCGTTTTCTACCGGGATGCCCATTAGGTCTGCGATGCGCCGGTTTGTGTCGAAGCCGGGTTTGAATTCCTGGCTAGTTACCCTGACCGGGATTCTCGTTTCAGTGACTTTTGCCATTCCGGGAATCTCCTTTGGATTCACTTGGGGCCCCAAGGGTCCGTCTATAAGTTCTTAAATACTCAAATACATAAGGTGTAAGTGTAATTAAAGAACTTATAGACGAGGGGTGGAAGCCCCAAGTGATTTTCCAAGTCATAAACTCAATCACCGGGAGCGGTCAGCGCGGCGAGAAGAGAGACTTTAGGGAACATCCCGGAACCCAGGGTCGACGGGATGATGGTTTGCCGCTCGCGACCCCGGCGTGACTCGCGGGTGCCTTTCACCACCAAGTCCTTCTTGATCAGTGCCCGGAGCGAGAATTGGAAGCTCTGCTTTGAAGGCTTGTAGCTCAAGCGCTCCAGAATCTGGTCGATGTCTACCGGCGTCCCGTCTGGGTTACCGGCGGCGATCACCTTCATCTGTTCGATTTGTTTGTCCGTCAGGTGCATTTCTCGTTCCTCAAACCAAAATCAGGGGTTGATCCACCGGCTGCGCGTCGAATGCCGTGATGGAAATGCGCGCCGGAAGCTGCCGGTCGTGGTCTGGGTTCATGTAAACCCCATAAAGCGGGCTCGCCAGCACCAGTTGCTGCAACGACTTCAGCAGGTATCCAACCTCCATCCCATCCACCCGACTGGTCCCGTTGAAGCGGTTGTCGCCGGACTTCTCCATGGAGCTGAAGGTGAAGTAGTGGTGGCGCATTTCGGCGATCACTTTGTCGCGGACCTTCTGCGGCATGGCGTCAAGCTCGGCCCGGACGCCCATGTAGTCGCTCGGGTTGCACTCGAACCAGCGGCGGAACCACTGCAAGCCGACTTTGTAGTTCGACGCGCGCTTCGGCGCGGTGAACTGGATGCCAGCTTTCGACGCGAACGGGTTGAACTTCGACATGGACGACTGAAACTCAATGATCTGCTTGCCGGTCATCCGCATCATGATGTTCTGGATTCGGTAGGCGATACCGCACCCGCGATACATGGTGTCGAGGACCAAGCGGCTGTTCGTGCAGCTATTCGCGTTAATCCACTGGGCCCGGTAGCGGTTGATCATTGGGGTGTCGCGCCCGCCCTGGTTCGGCCGAAGGTTTTCGAAGAGCCCGTTGCGGCCGGACGACAGCATTTTCGGCACCGTCATCACGCCAACGCCAATTACGTTTCCATGGAGAACCGCCCGGTAGATCGACGGCCCGATGCCCAGGTTCTCGGCCTTGTAATGCAGCTCGTGAAGCAGGTTCCAATCGTCGATGGTCCCCCGCTCGACGTAGATGTCGGGAAGCAGCGAAAGGGAATGCCCCTTGGGGCACTCTCTGCGTTCGATCAGCATGTCTTCGTTATCAAGAACGATCACGATTGCCCCCTTTGACCTTAGATCCCTTCAGCGGCGTCTCAGGGGCTTGAGCAATATCAGCCTGCGCCGCCTTCTCGCTCTCTGCCGCTTGCGCTTTCATCTTTTCGCGTTTTTTAGCACGAGCATCCCGGGCGTCTTCTTTTTTCAGCTCTGCCGCCAGCTCTTTCTGGGACTGAACAAACTGAGGCTCGAATTGCTCCGTCAGGGCGCCGATCAGGTAGCAGAACGCTTCGCTGGTGTGGTTGTCGATTGGGCACCCGGCGCGGTCAAGCGCTTCGATTGCCAGGTGACTCAACTCGTGAACGAAGGTGTTCAGACCGGCGTCGAACACGCCGACGATATACGCGGCGCAGTTTTCTTCGCTGATGAGCGGGCAGACGCAGCCCAGGCACCCATCGGTCATTTCGTAACCACGATCCGACGAAGTCATGTAGTCGTAGACCTGGGCAAAGTCTGCCTTGTCAGTGCAGAGATAAACCAAGCCGCCGTAGAGCGGGACGTAATACGGCTTTTTCCCCTTCGGGAACGAGCGGCGAACGGTATAAACGGGATTTTCGATCACTCGTTTCATTGCTTATATCCTTCTGGGGACTGGATGATTGCGATCTTCTCGCGATAGCGCTTGTCGATGAATAGGTTTGGCGTCAGGTCGTTCACCATGTCGGTGTGCGTCGTGGCTACGATCAGCGTTGCGCCGAACTTGCGGGCGGTCTTCTGAAGGTTGAAAGCGATAACCTTTGCGGTCACCCGGTCGAGAACCGCGAGGAATTCATCCGCAGACCACACCTTGGCGCCCGATTCGATGATTTTCGCCAGGCGGAAGCGATAGCGCTGACCGTCGGACAGTTCCTGCGGCCGGCGGATGAACAGGTAGGCATCGTTCAACCCGGCGATGCTCAACAGGCTCAATGCCTCGGCGGTGGTCTTGCCGATTTGGTCGATCAGCGGCTTGTCTTGAAAGACGACCGCGTCGATGTCCGCTACCGTCAGGCCGGACTCTTCCATCTGCTTGCACAGCTCGCGCAGAACAGTCGATTTGCCGGAGCCCGACTGACCGGTGATGTAGACGATGTCGCCCTGGTTGATTTCCAGCGGCTGGTTATCGAACACCACGAACTCTTTGTCGTCCAGACCGAGGCCGAACGCTTCGGCGATTTCGAGAACCCGGTCGCTTCGGTCGATGTTGGACTGAAACCGCTTGTTGATGATGTATTGGGTCATTTCGAGCGCCCTTTGAACAGTCCGCAGACGAACAAGACCGTCGCGAAGAAGATGAACATAAGGCCCAGCCAAAGGCCCAGCAGAAACAGCAAGATCAGCTTGAAGAACTGGGTGATCGCGTTCCAGTAGCACAAGACAAATACCGCTGCGATTATGCCAAGAAGCCAGTCGATCATGATTGCGGCGCCTGTGTGGCTTTTGCGTAGTAGTTGCGCGCGAAGTCGACCAGAGCCTGCGCACCTTCGGAGCCGGTTTCAGCTTCCATCAGCGCGATCAGTCGAGATACGTGGCGTTCGTCTGAGCCGGTGATGGTCTTGAATCCGAACACCTTCGCAAGCGGAACCTGGCGTTCGTCGACTTCCTTCACCTGCTGGGTAGACTCGATGGCCTGCTGGGTGACTGCGAGGTCGATGTCCGGCACGAACGCACCGATGTCCATCTTGCCCAGGTCTGCTTCCATGAAGGCCAACTCCTTGGAGTCGAAGATGCCGTCGAGGTCATATTCCAGCGTTGCCAGCTCACGCTTCAGCAAGTCACTGTCGATGCCGCCCACGGCTACGCGGTTATCGGCGAGGCGTGCCACGCGGACTTGTTCGGGGGTCAGGTCGCGGCGAACCAGCACCGGCACGTTTTCTTGGCCCAGACGAAGCGCGGCAAGGCGCCGGCCGTGGCCCTTGATGATTACGCCGTCCACATCCACAACGATTGGCTGATCCCAGCCGGTCGCTTGAATCGCGTTGGCGATCTTCTCCACTTGGGTTTCATCGTGGACTTTCGAGTTCAGTTCGTAAGGGATCAGGCGCGTGACAGGCCAGACCTCGATTTTCAATTCAGGCGCGGTCATTGCTGCTTTCCTTCAAGGAGGGTGAGCAGTTCGTGCAATGTGATTTCATCGCCTTCGTCGTGCTCTACGTTGATCGACCCGGCGTCAGCATCGACATACGGGAATTCTTCGAGGTCTACGGAATCGCTGTCGTCTTCGCGCGGCATTAGATTTCAACCTTGCTCATGATGTAGGCGAATGCGTCCCCGGCGTTGGTCAGCGGGTCTTCTTTGTCGAAGCCCTGCAAGCGCATCACGCGCTCCAGCTTGTCGGTGACATCTTGGGAGCTTTCGACCGGGATGCGAAAGCGCATGATTTGGTGGGTTTGAAGTTTCGCCGTCGGCTCCGTTGGCGCTCCCAGCGGCACCAGCGAATCTTCTTCTAAGTCCAGACTGTCGAGGTCAATATTGACCGACGCGAAGATGTTTTGCATGGCTGCGTCATCGAACGGCATGAAGGTCGTCACGTCGGTGTCGAGGTTCAGCTCTTCGAGCAGTTTCGCCAGCGCTACCGTGTCGTCTTGACCGTAGCGGGCATTGTCCACCACACCGATCTGCTTCGCCTTGACGTCGTCGATTTCGCCCAGGTTGTGAATCGGGACTTCGGTCAGGCCGACGCGAACCGCAGACTGCGCCCGGTGCTCGCCGCCGAGAATTTGAAGCGAGCCGTCAGCGAGGGTTCGCACGAGGATCGGCTTGAACATGCCCAGCTTGCGGACGGAGGCGTCGAGCTTCACTTCGGTATCCGGCGGGCAACTGTTCGTGTTCCACGGGTTTGGCTTGAGTGACTTTGGATTGACCGTCGAACTTTGGTTTGGCTTCACTTGGTGGTTCCTTCATGGTGGTGGAACGGTTGGACGAATTGGCCTTATACTAGCGCCACTTATATTTCAAGGCAATCGGATATGAAAAAGGTCACCATTGCTCACGCCGCTGTAAACGCCAAGTTGATCGACCCCAGCCGAGAGGTAAAACTTGAGGTTCAGCAAATCCTGTCCTACATGGTGCAGGGCGCCGAACAGACAAGCCGCTTCAAGACCTCTGGGTGGGACGGCCGCAGCTCGTTTCTCGACTTCAGGAATGGAACCTTCCCGGCTGGCTTCGTGCATCTGGTAAGCGCTCACCTTCAGCGGCGCGGCTACGAGTGCAACATCGTCAAGAAACCTCTACCGCCCGCCCTGGGCCCAGAGAGACCCATTGTCGACCCATTCCCATACAACCCCGACTACGACTACCAAGACCACACGGTTGAAAAGCTGCTGCGTCACGGGAAGATGATCGCTCAAATCGCTACCGGCGGCGGCAAGTCGCGGATCGCCAAGCTGGTCTACGCCCGCATTCACCGGCCGACGCTCTTTCTCACCACGCGAAGCCTGCTGATGTATCAGATGAAGGACTCTTTTGAGACCGACATGGGTATCGAAGTCTCTGTGCTTGGTGACGGCCACTGGGGCACCAAAACGACCAACCCTGACGGCACCGTTACGACCTCTATCAACCGCATGACTGTCGGCATGGTGCAGACGCTCAACGCCCGGCTGGAAGTGCTGACCCTGCAAGGCGAGTTCGAAAAGGTCTATGACACGCTCATGACCAAAGAGAAGGCTGCGTTTGCTGCCAAAAAGACTGCGCTGAAAATGATGAAGGTCGACTCTGTTGAGTCCAGCCGTCTTCTGCGCGAGTTTGCCCTGACTCAAGAAAAAGAACGACCAGACCCTGAACGCATCAAGGCCGAGGCCCAACACCGCGTGACCAAGCAAGACGCGATTCGTGCGAACACTATCGCCGTGCTGGGGAAATTCGAGGTCGTCATTCTCGAAGAGGCCCACGAGGCTTCCGGCGCCGGGTTCTACGGGATCATGAGTCATTGCGTGAACGCCCACTACCGCCTGGCCCTGACCGCCACGCCGTTCATGAAGGACGACGAAGAGGCGAACATGAAACTCATGGCCGTGGCGGGCCCGGTCGGGATCAAGGTCACCGAGAAGATGCTGATCGACCGTGGCATTCTCGCCAAGCCTTACTTCAAATATCGGACGATCACTCTACCGGCCGAAAAACTCTACCGGTCCACCGCCTGGGCTCCTGCATACCGTCTGGGCATCGTCGAGTATGAGGCGCGCAATCAAGCCATTGTGCAGGAGTGTGCTGCTGCCAAGTCTTACGGGATCACCGCTATGGTGCTGATTCAGCACAAGGCCCACGGCGAGACCTTGCTGAAGAAGATGGATGCTGCCGGGCTGCGAGCTGAGTTCATTTTCGGCGAAAGCGACCACGGAACCCGCAAAGCACAGTTGCGCAAACTTGCCGACGGCTCTATCGACGTGCTGATCGGTTCCACCATTCTCGACGTGGGTGTCGACTGCCCGGCCGTGGGCATGATTGTGCTGGCCGGCGGCGGCAAGGCTGAAGTCGCATTGCGCCAACGTATCGGCCGTGGGCTGCGCCGCAAGAAGACCGGGCCGAACATTTCCCTGGTCGTAGACTTCACCGATACGCAAAACGACCACCTACGCGGGCACTACCTGCAACGGCGCGCAATCGTCGAACACACCGAGGGGTTCGGCGAGAACGTGCTTGCGGCGAACAGTGACTTCAATTACGAAGCCCTTGGATTCAAGAAAGTGGCTTAAATACAACCTCTTATAGACAGGGCGCTTCGGCGCCCTTTCTTTTGGCACATTAGCTGGCAGAGCTGCTGAGTGCAGAAATGTATGTATTTTTCGTATATACTAATCGCATAACCAAACGAGGGCACACAAAGTGACCAATAAGCAGACAGAAGAGAAGCGCGTGACCGTTGTCTTCACCGACAAATCGTTCTACGAGCGCATCAAGGACTATGCAAAAGAGCACACGCTCTCCCAGGGCGAAGTTATCGAAGTTCTTCTCGATACCGTTTACGACGAGCACTTCTTGGTCGAAGGGCTGATCCAGAAACGCAAAGCGAAAGTCGCCGGGCGCACCAGCATTCGTTCCATTATTGAGCGCACCAAGGGCTCTTTGGCAAAAACTACCTCACAGAAGGCTGCATCGAAATGAGCAGAACAATTCGCGGCGACAAAGGCAATGGCACTGACTTCTGGTCGCGCCGCCCTCACTCCGGCCGTGGTGTTGGCCCTGTCCCAAAAGACATGTGCCACCGCACCGAGCGTCAACAGGCTCGTGCTGCCGCGCGCAAAGGCATTGAAGAGGTGCTCAATGAGCCGGACTGACATCAGGAAGAAATGGACCATGACGGTAACCACTCGCAGCGATAAGCCGGGTTACCAGACATTCTGGTTCGGCCGCGCCGACATGAAAGACAACCTGCGCCCGACCCAGGTCGAAGCCCGCGACGGCGTCGAGGCGTGGAAATTGCTCGAAGAGCAGGAGAAGGCCAAATGCTCCACATAATCGTTTTCGCGATCATCATCTGGTTCTGCTGCAAAGATGGCAGCATCTGGAAACTTGCCGGCTGGACCGTCGGCATCACCCTTGTCCTTTTCGCTACCTTCAAGTTCGCCGGTCTGCTGCCGTGAAGGTGCTGATAACCGGCGGTCGTGTGTTCACCAACGCGGTCGACGCTTTCTACAAGCTCGACCAGTTTCACGCCCTGGTGCCGATCACAGAGCTGATTCACGGCGATGCTGAAGGTGCCGACGCGCTTGCGCGCTTGTGGGCAGAGCGGCGCGGTATCGTGCATCACCCAGAGCCCGTGCCGCCTGAATCTTGGCAACGTCTTGGCGGCAGGGCCGGCAACGCTCGCAACTCGCTTATGCTGAGAAAATGGGAACCCGAAGCTGTAATCGCGTTCCCCGGCGGCACCGGCACGCTCGACATGGTCAAGAAGGCGCGTGTCCTGGGCACGCCGACCTTCATGACTTGGTCAGCGGACTACATTCTGAACATTCAGAAATGGGCCGCAGAGCTTCACAGAGACGCTTAGCGCCCTTTAGCGCTGCGTTGGTGTGCAGAAACCCTTAAAACATCACCAGCGGCGCCCAGGGCGCCCGTAGGGGAACATATGATCTACAGCGCTTCACTGTGGGGACACAACGGGATCACCAGTCAGGCCGAAGCCTACGCCCGTGGCGCCCATCAAGCTCTCAAACAGGCTCGCCGCTACAGCGGCGAGCCCTATATCAACCATCCAGCCCGCTGTGCGGAAATGGCTGCAAGTTTTGGCCTGCCAGTCTTCGCCATCGCCGGCCTTTGGCTTCACGATGTGCCCGAGGACACCGGTGTCGAGCTGGAAGAAATTCGCGATGTGTTCGGCGAGCAGGTCTACACGGTGGTGTCCGGCCTGACCAACATCTACACCAAAGACGCCGACGGCGTTTATGACCTCAAGCCCAGGTCTCGGCGGCACGCTGCAAACCTTTCGAAACTGCAAAGACAGCCAACGATCGTTAAGGTTTGTCGCATGATTGACAGTTTAGACAACCTGAGCGACCTGTCTTCAGACCCGTCTTTTGCCAAGACTTTCATCCCGGAGAAGCGTGACATTTGGAAAATCTGCGGCGGCACGCATTACCAAATTCATCACATACTTGGTAAGCGTCTGGATGAAGTCGAACTTCAGTTCGGGCTACGCCGCTGATGGTTCGGTATGGCGAGGCGCCTTTCCTGGAGTGTTCAAGCCGTGGTGACTTTCGCTTCAGCGCGTTCGGCGCCATGGTGTTCGGCAAGTCCATCGAAACGCACTACCACGCTTCGAAAGTGTTTGCCGATGGCTCAACTGGTTTGACCTGGCGCGAGTGTCGCGGTCGGATACCGGTCAACCTCGACGAATGCGCCAAGTTGTATTTCCAGCTCTGGGAGCATTACATGAGCTGCAACCCACACCTCTACCCGGTGATCGCGCAAGCAAGTGGCTTGAGTGACATTTTCGGGAAAGAGGGTCACCAGTGCCAAGCTACCGCTTTATGGGAGCTTCGCCGAATTTACCTGGAGAAGATGAATGGAAAAGCCCAGTAAACAGCCTCAACTTGGTTGGGCCACGCCAAAAGAGTTCAACTCGCACGCTGTGATTCCGAATCTGGCGTATCGCGTTGAGGGTTTGCCGATTACCGCGCAGAGCCTGATCGACATTGCAGGTCACCTGGCCGGCATGGCTCAAGCCTGGAAGAATGCTGAACAGCTCGGTCAAACCGTCACCACTATCGGCGGTTTGTATTTCACCGGCACCAACGAGCGCGACTGTCGTTTCTTCGGCTTGAATTCTGACCTGCGTATCGAGTTCGGCGAAGTGCCTGAATTCACCTGGAAGGATGGTGACGTTTTGAACCCGCTTCACCTGCGCGTCGACACGTTTTCAAGCTCGCCGTGCGGAAGATTTGCAAACCGCAATAGCGCTGGTGTTCGTGTGATTCACCTGCCGACCGGCCTTGAGGCTAAAGTCGAAGGCGGTCGCAGCGCTTTCGCCAACCGCCGCGATGCGGACTTGGAGCTTATTCGCTTGCTTGATAAACGTTTCGGGGTGACCCATGAAGTCCGCTAATTGGCTGAAGCTGAAGAACATTTTGTTCGGCGGTGGCGACTTGAACATGGACGGCTGGTTCAAGTCGATGGAAGACGAACATCGTGCTCGCTACGCTGAACTGACGCCGGCCGAAGGCCCGGTCAATCTCGCACCGGCCGGCCAGCGCATCCCAGTTCGCTTCAGCGACCCGCTGATGCAGAAGCGTTACGACGCTGGGGTTTGTGTCGAGTGCGGCGGTGAGACGGCGCCCTGCCGCTTGTGCGGCTCTGTAGAGAATCAGACGAAGATCGACCGCTTTCGCGCGCACTACACGGACATGGCTACTCGCCAGGGCTGGGACAAGAACAACGGCGAAGGCCCGGTCGACTTTCTCATGCGTCAGGCTTACACGACCGGGCACGCCGATGCGATCACCCGGGACGGCCGCGTGCTGGTCAACGCGCAACTGTTGAGCGAAGCGGCAGATGCAATTCAGACGCTGGCCGAAAGGCAGAGCGACAGCGAAGCCGGTGAATGGTGGACGAAGCACTACGGGACTATAGCTGGCGAGTTTCGTCGGATGCTGGCAAAAGCGCACAAGTCCTTGCAGTGATCGGTAACCTCGACTGACTAACACGGGAGAAGAAGATGCGCGGTATACAGGTTCAATATGCCGCCGCCCCGGCGAAGATAGGCCCAGGTCAAATTAGATACGCCATAGCCTCAAGTTTCGTCAATCATGAGGGCGGCTATCAAATGATAAAGCGTGCTACCGACGTTTCATTCTTTTTTAATAAACAGTCTGTCACTGAGTTAAGCGCTTTAGACCTTATTCTTAACGGATGCAGCGTTGGCTTTGTAATTCAAATCGACTCAACTCAAGTTACCGTCATTCGCTCTTTCGAAACTCCAGCGGATCAGATGGCTAAGATCGCGGATCAACCCGGGGAGTATGAAGATGGAGGAAGTTGGTGATTATCCGCAAGATGATGGCGATGTTTGCGATTCGCCGTTGCTGATAGTCATGTCTAAACATGAAGTCAAGCCGGTGCGTGATCGCTTCTACGTTGTCGATGGTGATGGTGATATTTGCGGACTCAACGAAGAGCAAATCAGCGGCTTCCCTATTTTATCCTTTGCAGCAGTCGCCGCAAAAGATATTGAGCGACTTCACGGCGTGATAGTGAATGTCTCCATAGTCGAAGACGAAAAAGATCGTCTTCCTGCGAACGTAAAGTATCAGTGGCAAACCGTATGGAGACTTGGAGACCGGAAGCCGAAAAGAGGCTGCGGTAAACAGCCGGCACCTGCCGGTTCAACTCACTCTGATTTTGGAACTTGGTAATGGTCATGAACTCACGCCCACCGCCGTCCAGGCCGCAAACGTATGCGAAGAAGGCTTCGAATGCGTGTCTGGTCAACTACGGCCTGATTAAGCAGACACCCCAGGGTGAGGAACCCTTCTATGCCCTGGTTCAGCAGCACACCGCGACGACTATGTTCGGCGGTCACTTCTGGCAGGGTGTAGCCATAGACACGGCCGCGAACCGCACGCGGCGATTTGAGACGGGCGCTGGCGCTCTTGAAGAGGTTCGCCTGTTCAGGGCTATCGGCGTGCGGGTCGATGCAATCGTGCGGGTCAACAGCACAGGGCAGCACCTGGAACACTGGGTAGCAAAAACAGAACAACCACCACAAGACGCAGACTCTGGGTCTTGGTAAGCGAGGAAGAAACGATATGAACAAGATACTGGAAATTATGTTTGGCCGCACTGGCGGCAAAATCGTTATCAACGGGCAAAGCTACTCCGGGCGTAACGTATCCATTGCTGGCGGGCGCATCATAATCGACGGGAAAGAGCAACCTGGGTCTATCGCCATGGACCAGCATGTGAACGTCAATGTGGAGGGCTCTGTAGAGCGCCTGACGACTGCGAACGGCGAAGTCAATGTCGTCGGTGATGCTGGCTACGTTGAGACCACCAACGGCAACGTGCAGGCTGGACGCATCAGCGGCTCCGTGAAGACGGTGAACGGCAATGTCGCAGCAGACACCATCGGCGGCTCTGTTTCCTCTATCAACGGGAACATCAAGAGGAAGTAGCGATGGGCCATTTTGCAAGCGGTGGGCCGTCTACAGAAGAAGAGCGAAAAGCGCTCTGTAGGTGGCTGCTTGACGCACATGCTGAAGGCGATCTTATTAATCCAGATAGCTGGCATCTTCAGAGAAGCATGATTCAGTATGATCGAATAGAGTTTGAGTTCGTTCATACTGAAGGGCATGAGGTGAAGATGGCTATGCCGATGGTCGAAGGGCGCAATTTAATCGAGGCTGCGTCTTATAATGTGAACATTGTTCGGCGCGGATTTGATATGAACACTGGCGAGGTGACAGTTACAAGAAACACTTACAGCGACAACGGTTCAAGGTCTTACAAAGTCGAGCCCAAAAATGCGTCTTACAAGTCTGCGGACCCAGAATGGGGAGCTTGGTGATGTCATACAAATCAGACTGCGACTACGGCAATGAAGCGCGTGTAAAACTTATCACCCATCTGAACGCTTTGGCTGAAGATGATATTGAAATGACCGCCGCACTAAGTGAGTTGCTTGATGGACTCAACTGGTCGACTGGCGAGTTTGAGCGAAGGAGGGCCGAAGGTGATTCGTTCGTGTGCATGACGACGCTCTTTCATAAGGACGGAAAGAGCATGGTCAAATATTTCGACTATGAGTGTGAACACCCTTTGCCAAGTCAGAGCTTTTTTGGTGATATTTTCGTTCGCCCTATGCGACCCGGTGGCATTTCGATCACCTACAGCATGAAGCAGCTTGAGCGGTTCTGCCTTGAGCGAAGAGAAGCCCGCGAAGAGGTCGCGAGAGCGGCGAACCCGGGGTGGGCAGGCTGGTAGAGCAGATAAAGAAAAAGCCCGGTGAGGGGCTTTGTGCTGTGACGGTGGTTGGTTCACACCCTTACCTGCGTCGTGATGATCGACCTTCCCGTCACCGGGTGCTCCTGACCATCAACACGTCTTACTGGGATTCTCCCGGCACCCAGGGCCAGACTCCATTTACAGCAGAACGGTGGTCGCTACCCGAACGGGCGCATCATTAAGCCATCTGCCGCACCATCTTCTGTATTTCCAGCGGCATCTTAAACGGCTGGACCTGCACCCGCTACACAGACCTGGACAAGTCGAGGGGCGCAGCTTGTCGATGTGCAGCTCACACGTATGCGGCTGACTTGCCGAGGATACCAAATCACGGGCAAAAAGAAACCCACCGAAGCGGGTTTCTGACCTCTTTAATCACCTTTGCCGAGTATGGTTACCGGTGACCGGGAGTCATCCCGACGCGCACCAAGGCGTTGATTGGCTGGCAAGTCTGGATTCGAACCAGAGACCGAACGGTTAACAGCCGTTTGCTCTACCAACTGAGCTACATGCCAAAATAAGCCCCTGCCGCTATTTGTCCCTAAAGCGTTTGCCCCTACCTGGGAACAGGGTTTGTGCAGCGATTCGCTCGACACTGTCACTAGGTGCAGTCGGTCGCCCACGAAACGAATAGTGCCAGCGATGAATTTGCTTGGCAAGCACTTTCTCCAAGAGCGCTTCGATAAACTTCACATACACACCAAAGGGCTGAAGACCATGTATTGCGGAACGATTGAGGCTGACAAGCTGTTTGTAGTGCCTGCGTGGCTAACCGATAGGCCCGGGCCGCTGTTCTACGTTGCGTTGCCGCTTGGCTACTCCCTTCAGCGCGGCAACAACTTTGCCTCTTACACTGCCGGTCTCACCTCTCTGGATAGCGCCCTGGTCGAGTATCAGAAACGCATTGACGGCGGGTGGCCGCTGTTCGGCGTGATTCAGGTCACTGACAGCGGAGGCAAGGTGATTGAGCGCAATGAAGAGCCGGTGACGGCCGAGCTTGTCCCTCGCAAGGACTTTGGCACATGGTGATTCCATTTGGCACACTTGAGAACGCGAAGACGGTCATCGTCAATTGGCTTCTTGAGCGCTCGCCGAAAGAGCACTGGCGGCAGCATGGTATGGACTCTCTTCTCTATGCCCCGGCCTGGCATGTTGAAGAATATGGCGAAGAGGATTATGCGGACGATGGCGATAAGAACTTTCGCATCTACGCAATCAAAGACGCTTCTGTAGATGGCGTTCTATCCGGCCGTGTTCGTGTCGTGTCTGATCACAGTGATGAGCAAATTCTGTCTATTGAGCCTTATTCGGCTAATTTCGAGCTTAGCTACCACCAAAAGAGGTTTTTTGAACTCTGCAAAGCGTCAGAGCCAGTTGAGGCAGTAAAATCCGATAATCCTGAATTTGGGAGCTGGTGATGGACATCATCAAAGAGCTTTGCGCATTTCTGCCTAAAGAGAACGGTCGTGATGCGTGGAGCAGGTTCAACATGCGCGAATACCTGTCCATCACGATGTGGATACAGATAGACAAGCGCCCTGGCCCAAATAAAGCCTACTACAGCTTCTTTCTCGGCACGACAAGCCCGGATTGGCCCGGGGTGTTCGAAGTTCGCACAAATTGGGATGCTGACAAGGTTGTGGGCATCTACTTCTCATATCCGGCAACATTGACCGCTGAACTTGCTGCGAAACAGGCTTTGTTGTTCGATTTGACGTTCACTAAGGACATTGTCAGCCGTCTGATCAGGGCAACCATAATGTCGTATCCAGACGCCGGGAGTTGGTGATGGGGCTTAATCTGGAGTTTTTCAGCTTTCCTTGTGGTAAGCCGCAGACCGTCGACAAACTTTTTTACGTCGTTCGGCGCACAAACCCAGGCTCACCGACAATCTACGAAGCCGTTCGTGAGAACGTGAAAAATGCCGCAGACCGATGGGCAACCTATGAGCAGGCTACGACTATGGCGAGCGCATTCAAGACATTCTACAAGGCCGAACTCGACGGTATCGTGATGGTTGATAAGCGCGGCGATGTGACCTTCTTCGACCTGCCGGGCGTGAGCTATGTGCAGACGCCGGGTTTGGATTACGCAGACGCCGGGAGCTGGTAATGAAAACCCGTATTCCGATGAACCTGGCGCCTGGTGCCAAACCTCGCTTCTACATCGCCCGCAAGGTGAGCGATTGGGGAGAAGGTGTTGATCCGCCATATGTGTCTGTAATGGACGTAGACAGGGTCTGGTCTCACAACATTAGCTCTCTTCTGCCTCAAATCAGAAAGTTAGTTGAGAACTGGGATCACGTCACCAATATCGTCGAAGTGCGCGCCGCCCAGACCGGAAGCGAAGAATACGAGCGCCTTTGGACAATTCACGACATACCGACCCTGTCTTTCGAGATAGGCCCGCACGAAGACCTTGGAACATGGTAAAGCACAGAGGAAACACCTAATGAGCACTTCTAATTTTGTTGTTGATATTCAAGACAGTGATATGGGCATCTGCGTGATGGTTGCCACCAAAGAGCATTACGACGCGGAGGGCGGCTTTGACTGCGTTCACATGAGCGAATCTGTAGAGCCGGTCTGGCCCAAAGAGTATGAAATGGACGAACTTGCTGAAGCCTGCTTTTTGATCGGCGAAGAGAGTGATCTTTCGACCGTAAAGGAAGTATTTTCCGGCGCTGGGTTTATTTTACTCCCTTGAGGGCGCAACCCATGCAATCTCCACTGAAATGTCGCTTCTACGTTCCAAACGATCTAAGTCATCCTGGTGCGTTCGGTGCCCGCCGCAAACACGACGTTCACACTGGTGTCGACCTGTATTGCCCAGAAGGTGAGCCGGTCTACGCCATTTGCTCTGGCACCGTCGTTTCGATCATTGAGCACTTCACCGGCCCAGGTGCAGGCTCACCGTGGTGGAACCAAACCGGCGCGATCATGATTGAAGACGTCATGGGCGTGTTCCTCTACGGCGAGATAAACGTCGACCTGGGTATCACGGTCGGCGAACGCATCAGACCGGGCCGCTTGCTGGGCACCGTCGCGCAGGTGCTGAAGAAAGACAAAGGGCGACCTATGTCGATGCTTCACGTCGAACGCTACTCACACGACACCACAGAGCCTTGCGCGTGGTGGGGCTTAGACAACCCATTCGTGCCTAACCGTCTACGCGACCCCACCGCCCTGTTGCTCGGCATCCAGCAGATGGAAGCGAACACCGAGAACCGCAAGCGAGAGCTGGGCCGGTGGAACGATATCATCGAACGGCGTCACCGATAGGGTCACGAGGCGCAGCCGAGGGGTCCGGGTTCGGCTGTGCCATGATCACGATTTTTTGGGAGGTATACATGACTGAAGTTTGGAAAGAAGTGCCAGGTTATGAGGGCACATATGAGGTATCGAACTTGGGAAGGGTGAAGTGTCTTGCTGCGGTAAGCATTTCTGGGCATCAGCTCAAAGAGAAGATTTTGAAGCAGACCCCGAATGGAGACGGGCATTTGCAAGTTGGACTTCGCGGCAGGCTGCATACCGTTCATTCGGTCGTAGCTCTCGCGTTCATTGGGCCGCGTCCGTTTGATGGCGCCCAGGTTCGACACTTGAACGATGATCCTTCCGACAATGGGGTTTGGAATTTGGCATATGGGACTTCGGTCGAAAATGCTGCGGATCGGCTCAAGAATAATGGCAGATTGGTGCGAGACCCAGCACGAGCGGCGAGCATCGCCGCGAAGTTGAGGTCTCTGCTCGCGATTGGCCCTGTCAGTTACAAGGATATGGCCGCTATCGCTATCGAGTTTGGCGTTTGCGCCAAAACTGTCAGGCGATCCATGGATAAATTGAAAAGTTCCTAAGTATAAGGATGGTAATCTGGAAATTTCCTGGCCTGGTATAAGGACGACCATTTCCACCTCTGGCTTAGTAGAGGGTGGGCCATCAGCCCTTTCATCCAAACCTAGGACTATTGACTTCTCACGTAGGCGTCAACCCCGCTTAGCCTTATCGCTATCGTTCGACACGCGGGGTCGCATTTGGTTGGTGGTTTGGGGAATGCGAGTGGTGTTGACTGTGTTGGTGTGCTGTGTTGAACACAGCACGCACACGCTTGTCAGTTGGGTGAGTCGGTGAAGGTGTCACCCTCTTGCACTGGTTCACGCATTGCGATACGTGCTATCAACTGAGTGTATGCCGGCTGCGCTACACCCATCACAGAAAGCAATATGTTCTCGAACATATACAGGGCTTGAGCATGATCAAGCGTGCAATGGTTAACGTGTTGCGCTCCCTCTGTGTCGGTGAAGGTGAGTTGAAAGCTGACACTACTCACACCCGACGGGTAACCAGTGATGCTACTCACACGAATTGAACAGTGTGCTCTGTGCGTGCTGTGTGTGTCGTGCATGTTGTGCATGTTGTGCTCCCTGTGTGCATGTGTAGGGCACCCTATGCGGGTGCCCTTGTGGTGGGGTTACTTCTTAGCGGCGGGCTTCTTTGCTGCTGGTTTAGTCTTCACCGGCTTGTCAGCTACAGCGGGCTTAACTGGTTTGACAGCGGGCTTCTTATCAGCGACCGGCTTAACGGTGGGTTTAGCTGCTGGTTTAGCTGGTTTAACAGCGGGCTTTGCAGCAGTAACAACAGCAGCAACAGGGGCGGCTTTAGCCGGTGCGTCTGCAATAATGCTGACCTTCTTACCGGTGAAGAGTTCGATCATTGCAGCGGTGCGCTCGTTGGTCTTCATGGTCATAACGTCACCGCGACGGCTCTTCTCGACTTCGCAAATGTCGAGGTTGCGCAACATCATGCGGGTAGAGCTTGACTGTGTGCCCGCTGTGCCCGCACTGCATGCATACTTGCTTACAAGGTTCGCTTTCTGGTCGTCGTCGGTGTAGACGATTGCGCGGCTCAAGCTAACCATTGCGCTCTTGTTGCTCAAGCCCTGCAATTTGATCAAGTTTTCGATAATGGTCTTGCTGTATGGGTCAAGAAGGGAAACCGAACCCTTAGCGATTGCGTTAGCGGCGGCGATGATCTTTACCACCACTTTGACAGCGATAAAGTCTTCACGGTTCTGCTTAGCGTCGGTGATGCTCAACGAGGTCAGCAGCTTTTTAGCGATTGGGTCGAAGGCTTTCGTGCCGAACAGCGCGTCAAGGGCACGAGCGTGCGATTTAGCGTTGTTAATCGACGTTACCAAGTCATTCGACGGGGCAGCGGCTTGACGGGCGGTGAGAGTTTCGAGAAGAGCGTTAGAAAAGTTTTTCATTTTGAGACCCTGCTTTGGTTGGTTGAAGCAATCTGTGTTGCTTGAGTTGAATTCTAGACCTTTCGACGGACCTTGCAAGCGGTTTTTACATATATTTTCGCTTATTCTTTTCGCATAGTTTCTTGACAGGGCGACGGACCTGGGCTACTCGCGGGCACGCCCGGTTCATCTATCTGTGCCCGCGCAGGATGATGTGGCACGTCAGAAGCCCGTCCATGGAGAAAAAGGTGGTCGAGGGCTTTCCTAGGCAGCGACGTCCGGCCTGGTCCGAGGACATCCGTGGCCGGCCCAGCTCCTTTATAAAAACCCGAGGAATTCGAACGTCTCCGAGGCTGGCGTTTGCCTAGGCTCTGACAGCCCTGAAGCCCGCAGGAGCTACGGGCAGGCTGGTGTGTGTGTCACTGGGTTTCTGACTCGATAGTGCCCGTCAGCGCATTGCATGGGCAGCACTTCAGGGAAGGGTAGCGACTTCAGCACACCGGGCGAGTTGCACCCGGTGAGCGTGAGCGCGACCAACAGCATGGCCGCGTATTTCATCAGAGACCGCCCAGCTTAGTGATGGCTTCGACAACAGCTACGCCCTGGAGGCGATTCGCGGCGATGATTGCAGCGCCGTCGTTCGGGCCGTCGAGCACGCACCACTCTTCCGAGTTGAGCGAAGCGTTCATCAGCTTTTGCACATGAAAGCCAGCCTCTTCCAAAGCCTTCTTGCGTGCGAAGCCGGACATGTGTTCACCGGTGTTGATAGCGCTCATATCAGTTCATCCTTTCTTTCAGTGGTTGCTGCTGGAGGTAGAATTCTTTTGCGGCGATACGCGCCCGCAGTTTGTCGGTGCCGCTACCGGCGTCGGGTTCGAAGATGGTGTAGTGGGCGCGCTTGTCAGCGTGACCGAACGTCACCACATAGGGCGAGCCGTTCACTGGGTCAACCAGCGAAGCCACACCGGGCTTGTGGGCAAGCTCATACAGCGCATCTTCAGTGAAGGCGATGCCCTGTTCGTTCAACGCTTGCAGGAACTGGCTCGCTACGTTGCTTTCGATGCGTTCAATGCGTTGCATGTCAGTTCTCCCGAACAACCTTGACGCGCTGGGCTGAAGAAGCCCGACGCTTTGATCTGTGTCTGGGCCTACGGCTCAAGACAATGCCTACTGGCCTACGACTACTCGCAGAGGGTCACAGTTAGCTTGGAGTTGTCACGATCCAGGATGTAGTGGGCGCAACCACTCACAAACCGAGCCCCATACACCCGGCGCCAACGGCCTTCGAAGTGAATCATGTGTTCAGTGGTGAAGCGCGCACCGAACGAGCGCGCTTCGTTTTTAGCGGTTGCGCTTTTCGGCACCGGGCGGGTTTGGTGCGGCACGCCTTCGGTGAGCATGGGGCGAGTGCTGCCGACCCCGTTGCCGCCGTGCTGGATGAACGCTTGTGTTGTCATGGTGTAGCTCCCCGTTTCGATAGAGCTATAGTCTCAAGCTCATCTTGGCGAAGATAGTGAATTGCTAGGCAAGATTTAGTTCGTCCTGACATTTCCTAGGCTGTGATGTGAAACTGTAGGCTTTCGCCTACAGCTCACTCCATTTGCACAATTTGCTGTGATCGTCCCAACCATTCAACTTGCACACGTCCTGAAGGTTGATTTTGATCATTTGGTGGTATTTCGCTGGTATTTCGTTCGGCGGCGTGTCTTTGCCGTTGTGCATCACGCAAAACCCGTTGAAGTGAACACGAATGCCGATTTCGTGCCCGGTGTCGTGACAAAGGATTCGAGTGGCCATTATTTGTTTTCCCAGATGTGATAATTGAGGTTACCGGCGCGGTCGTAGCTTTTGTAACCATTCCAACGCGGCGAAGTGAAACCACCCGCGAAGTCATACTCAAAACCGCACCACTTGCGCAACCGATTAAGATTGCGCTGTTTGTTCTTCTTGAGTGTCAGGACGCGCATGTTTCAGCTTCAGCGTGTGCGGCGAGTATTTCGTTCATAAGCGACTGGATGCGCGCGATGAACACTTCGTGCTTGTCACGAGCTTTCAAACCGAGCCGGGCAGCGATACGCGGGCGAATTGCACCACCTGAAGACTTCAAGCCGAGCTTTTCGAGTTTTACCGCGCCTTTCCAAGAAGCGAGACAGAAATAGTTCACCTCTTCGGTTGCGCCCGGCGCTACGACGTTTGCGGCTGCTGGTTTGTTGTTCATGGTGTGTCTCCCTGGTTGATGTAGCTATTGTGCTTCGCCACGTTTGGACAACATAGCGTTTCGCTAGGCAAGATTTAGTTCGTCCATGGAGGCTCCTAGGCCCCGTGTAAAAGCCCGAAGGCTCCTATTTCAGTAGAGTCCGACGATGCTTATTGCCCAAACTTCACGGTTTGCTGTGAAGGATATGCTTTTCGCCTTCGCCCGGGCCTTCTCTTCAGCGCCTGGGCCGTAGAATTGCCAACGATCTACAGCTTTGGGCCTTTTTGTTGCCCGAACCTCATACCCTATCGGCTTCATCATTCAGCCCCGGTGCGGTCGGTGCGGTCGGTGCGGTCTTCTATGCTGCTGAAGATGTGCGTAATGGTGACTTTCATGCTTTTGCACTCCCGGCGAACTTCAGGTTGTTGTTACCGCGCTGAGCCGGGTCGGTCATGTCGATCAGGTCGACCTTACCAATGAGCGCCCATTGCGCAGCATCTGCACGCAACGCTTCAAGCTGCTGGTAGGTCGGGCGGTTGATCACTTTGCGTGTAATGCTGCGGTTGTTACGCACGAAGTCGAGCGAGACATCAAGAACGGCGCCGTGCTGGTTAGAGCAAGGGGTGATCTTTACGTAAGTGCGGCGAGTCATGGTCGTTTACCTGTTGTGCGTTGGTGTGAAGCTATTGTGGTCATTAGCGCTAGGAGAAAATACCCACTTTCTAGGCAGAATTTAGTTCATCCTGCTGCTCACCCTCGGACCCCAGCAGCAGAATTCACCCCGCCTAGGCAGTCCTGCGCAATCCATGGCTATCCTAGGCCCACGGCCAACAACCAATCGGGGCCGAAGCCCCGTCCTGGTCAACCCCGGCCGAAGCCCCGCTCTTCTTCTGCGGCTTCTTCACATAGGAACACGCTCGCTTCGAACTGGTTGCTGAAGTTCCTGTAATCAGCGATTTCATGCGAATGCGGGTCAGAACACACCAGCTTCACGTAAACGAATGCGGGTTCCCCGATCACCTTGCGCCGGTCTACCGGGTCGCGCTGTGTGCGGTCAATCACCGCGTATACGTCGTCTCCCGACACGGCATAAAAGCTCAAGCACTGCGGTTGCCCGGTGCCGTCAATCACAGACGCAAGGGAAGCCTTCTCCCGGTCGGTCAAAGCCCAGATTTTCGTGCTGCTGATCATAGTGCCCATTGTTTGCTCCCGGTGTTGCGTTGGTGTGCATTCATAGTGCTGTTCAGCGCTAGGAGTGAACAGCCCTCTCGTTGGCTATCTGCGCATCCCTTTGAGAACGACAGCAGAAGCAATACCAGAAGCGGCCGACTTGCCGACGAGGTCGGCGCCGTCGTCGATATAGTGGGTGCCGTGAATCATCGCGAGCAGGATTTCCTCTTCGTTCATCTGCCCAGGGCGAGAATGCGGGAACTGTTCAGACAGGGCGTTGAGCGCTTCGCTGCTGATTCGCTTCTCTACGGGGCGACCCATGCTCAGCGAGCCGGTAATCGACCCAGAGATAGGAACCTGCACGGTGTAGACGAAGGTTTCGGGATTGTTCTCGAAACCAGTGATGGTCAATTTCATGCTTCCGACTCCAGGAAGATGCAAGCGCAGTTCTTGTTATCGACCACCCAGATACGGGACTGTTGAGCAAGCCGGTTGCAGCAGTTGCAGAGCATAAAGAGCTGTTTCATTCTGGTGTGCTCCCGATGCGAACCATCATCAAGCTCAGTTCGATGCACGCTTCTGCATAGCTTTCGATGCGACGATTGTCGGTCTGGTCGTCTTCTTCAGCCTTGCGGGTTGCCCAGTCACCGTCTGAAGCCTCTATCGCGTGAATGGTGTAGAACAGCTCACCATCAGCGGCCGACTGGTCGTCATAGCTGCGTTCGATCAACAGCAACATGGTGGTGCCCACCTCTACGCGAGTAACCAACCGACCGCGACGTGGTGTGACGATTTGCCAAGCGGGCTCGCTGCCCGCTTCTTCATCGTCTTTGTTCTCCCAGCCGTAGATCACAGGGCGGTCGGTGTCGGTGCCCTTCTCCCACAGGTTAAAGATGTGACCCTGCGGGCAGGTGATGGTGATCAGCGGGCCGGTGTGGTCACGGTCAAAGCTGATGCGAAAGCCGCCGTTTACGACGTCTGGTTGAGCGTGGTCAAAGGCTGGTTTCGGCGCGTTCATCATGTGATTCCCTGTGCTGCGTTGAGAGGTGACCAGAATCGAGGTTTTTGCTTGGACAAAACACCCCTTTTCTTGGCAATTTCGAGAAAACTTATAGAAGGCATATAGTCAACAAATACAGGGGTCTGCGTTAGGCTCGCCCGTAGGCGGACCAGGAGCTTGGACCCCGCCTAGGAAAAGGCCATGGAAGGCCATGAATTTGGTTGGATTCGAGCGGTTTTGGATGGGAAAAGTGCGCAAGATTAGTCTGAAAATCCAAACGTTGCCTAGGCTGGCGTCCGAGGAATGCCAAGGACGGGTAGGCAACCGCTCGAACCGGGCTTGTTTGTCCTGCGGCGGGCGTCGAATCTGGTGTTGCCCAGCCGCTGATTTGGCTGTGGTCACTCTTTAACAACTAGGCCCGTGAGTAGCTCCAAGCCCAACGTTTCCAAGGGCCAAGTGAGTGTTGTCGAAGGAGCCAGCGCCATCGTTGAGCCCAACACACCGTCAATACACCCCCACTCCACGGGTCATACGTTGTTCACGCATACCTTCTCTCTACAGTCATACGTTTTACGTGTGTTCTCCCTATGGGGTTACCTCTCATAGCCGGGGTGGTTCTTCTGTGGGTTGGTCTTTGTGTTCTTGTGAATCCTCTTGGTCTTTCCTCTTACGTTCCTGAGAGTTTGGGTTGAGACATTTGTGATCCTGATGTCTTGGGATTCTTTGGTCTTTCCTCTTACGATTGCGCTTTGTTTGTTGGTGCAAGTCTTTTGCCCCTGGTTTGTGTTTCCCTCTGCGGTTTGAGCTGGTTGGGGTGGTTTGAGCTGGTCGAGTTTGGTTCTCCCGGTGGTTTGTTTCTCTTACGCTCCCAGGTTCAGCGCTTTGGTAGATTTGGTGTGAATTTGTCTCCCGGTGTTGGTTCCCTACGTTCCATGGATTTTAGCAACCTTGGTTGTTTTGGATTGCGTTAGGTCTCCCGGGTTGAGCTTTGTTGCGACTTGGATAGCACTTGGCATCCAAAGGGGTCATCTATAGGTATTACATACCGGGTTAAGAGCTTTAAGATCAAAAGCACCGGAAGCCTAGGAAATGCCAATGCCTCAGACAAAATGTCTACGAACGAAAAGGCCGGGAGCTTTTGCCTACCCGGCCTGTTATCTGCGCGCTTTGCTTATGCGATCAGAACATAACGACAAAGTCCTGCATGTCGATCCTTTCGCTCTTACCACTTTCGTCTTTCCATGTGAAATAGCTGCTCCCGTTCTCGCGTGTGCGAATGGCTAAACGACGCGGCCGATCTGTTGCCCGGCCCTTCTTTGTCACGGTGTAGTGGGCAACCTCGACATATGGTTTCTGCGCGTCGATCCTCGCATCAGTCAGCAAAAGCCCTTCGGTTTGCGTGATTTGTTTGAATGCGGTCAGTGACATGGGTTCTACCTCGATAGCGTGAGTTTTTAAGGGCATTCTCCGGCCCGTTATTCCGTTTGGTGGTTTTGGGTGCTCTAAGCCCAGTCAGTGCGGGTTGCGCTGACATTTGAATTAGACCCTGTGGCACTTGGCGAAGAAAGGGCTTTGCTTGGCTCGTTTGCGGGCTCGTATAACGCGATTTGAGCCGCTTTAGGGCATAGCGCTACCTGTGTCGGGGTCGATGTGCGTTCGTCGCTCTGTGCGGGCTCTCAAGCGCTCCCCGGTGTGGTCGGTTGCCCAGGTTCTAGCGATAGGTCATCAAGCGGGAAACCCGTTCTACTTACAATAGGCTTGCGTTGCGTTTGGTGCCATGGCTGCGTTAGGCGAAACTCTATATAGGACAATGACTTACAGCGGCTTTTGACGCCGCTTGAGGGGTCAGCGTGCAACGGGGTGCAACCTGGGCCGTTTTGTTGCGTTTGGTGAAACGCAAAAAGCCCCTTACGGGGCTCTCTGGTGTCGCTGGTGAGGTTTCTGTTAGTGCCGGGTCTGCTTACCTGGGTTCAGGCCCAAACCCTTCAGCAGCGCGACGAGGGTCGGGTCCACTTCGTCACCGTCGACTTTAGCCAGGGTGATATGGGCACCGCCCACCTGGATACCATCGCCGACCAAGTCTTTCAGCAGGGCGGCGACCTCCGGGTCAGCAGCGTTGACAGCGAAGCGACCGCCGCCCATGTCAATGCTGGATTGCATCAGCTTCAACAGCTTCTCGCTGTCTTTGGTCAGCACCGGGCGTTCACCCGTGGTCGTGATGTCTTTGCCCAGCGCAACCAGTGCTTGGAGCTTTTCGGTGGACTTGATCAGGGAGGCGCGCTTCTCTTCGCTGATTTTCGGGCTGTCGTTGACGTCGTGCTTGAGGTTGGTCACGACATGTCCGAGAACAGCCATGCTTTGCGACGGTTCAGGCAGCAGTTGCAGAACACGCATGGAGGCGCTCAGGCTGTGAGCGATGTCACCAATCGTCTGGAAGCCGGCGTTATGCAGAATGGTGACGGTGTTCGTATTCAGGTCAGAGAACGAATCCAACGGCAGCGAGCCGTATTCGCTGTATTCGCTGGAGTCGTCTTTCGCGTTCTGGTGACGCTCCATCAAGAACATGCCGACCGGATTCAGGATTGCCAGCACCTCTTCAGCATGTTCTTCCTCTTCGAAGATGCTCAAGACTTGCGGGCCAAGGTCAACGATCTGCCCGAAGTATTCAATACCCGCTTTGCCCAGGGCAGCGATAGCGCCAGCGCTCAACTCTTGGATTTCGCTCAGCGGTGTAACCAGACTGTAGAAACCTGCGGTTTTCAGGTCTTTGTCGAGACCGGCGCAGTTTTCGCAAGACAGCACGTTGGCCGCGTAATCGTCAGGCGCTGATGCGACCTCGACAGGTTCGACGACAGGTTCGGCCGAACCCGTCTGACATTGACCGGCAGACTTCAGACTACCACCAGAGAGGAACAAGTCGAACAAGTTGGCCGCTTCTACGACTTTATCAGCGTTGTGAAGGTATTCACTGGAGCCGGTGGCAATCGCTACAGCGTGACCGAGTGCCAGTTCGCGGGTGTGGTAATTAGAGGACATGACTTTTTCCTTCTTGGGTTTGGCGATTAGCCGTTGATTTTGAGTGCTTTGATCACAGCTTTCGCTTGTGCTTTGGTCAAGCCGTTCAGCTTGAGGTCGATGCTGCTGTTTTCGTAAACTTGGAAGGTTGCGCTTGCAGGCGCACCGGACTTAGCGTCGAGACGAACCGGGAAGCTGTTGTTGGCGCCGTTGGCGGCACGGCGCTCGAAGTGTTCAGGGCTGTAGCCGAGCGCCAAAGACAGCTCTTGAGCGGTCGCACGGGCTTCTTTCTCTTGCTTGATTTCCTCCACGATGCCATTGGAAACCAGCGGCTCGACGGCGAGAATGCGCGGGATCAAACGCTTGCGCATGTCGGCGGCGATTACAGCCGGGCCGCGCTTGTAGCTGACGCCGATTGTTTCAGGGTAGCCGCCGATTGCTTCGGCAATTGCGCTATGAACGTAAGTCGATGCGGTGATCTGACGATGATCAACGAGCGGCCAAGTAACGTGCGAGTCAAAACGGCCGGTGTATTCTTCGACGCGGAACCACAATTTGGCGATACCCAGCTCGGGAGCTTCGACGGTGAAAGTCCAGCAGCCGTATTTCTGCGACGGGTTGCCGATGCTCTGCTCTTTCGCGACGACAAAGTCTTTACCCAGGGCGGCGCATACTTCGTTTACCAGTGCGGCGGCGTTAAACGATTGGGTGGTCATGTCTGCGGTTCTCATGTTTGTTTTCGATGGTTGAATTATCAACCACCCACCTTGGACTAAACAGTGCTTTTCTTGGCCGGTTTCGCTACTCGCCGTAGAGCATTTTTGAGAGCTTTTCGCGCTCCCGCTCAAGTTTGGCCTGCTGGTAGAAGTATTCGTCCAAAGCCTTCTGCTCGCGCCGGGTTCGGCAGTGCCCACACTTTCCGTCGTGGGTTGAAGCGATACCGCGACCGCAGCAACGCAGGCGCTCGCTCACGGTGTGCATTCGTTGTGCGGCTGAACGCCGTCAATCCGGCGGTTCATTTCTTGGCCGATTTGTTCAAACAATTCCATGAACTTCTTGGCAGACAGCCTTCTGTCTCTAAGAAACTTGTAATAAGCGTCGTCGTAATAGATTTGGACATAAGACATTTCATTGAACAGGGTCAGCAGCTCAACAAAGGTCATTTCCTGGACTTTCATGGGTATTGAGCCTCTTCGCCAAGCATGCTGTGCCCCTGGGCGTTTGACTTGCAGATAGCCAAGCAGCGCTCTTCGTCGCTGACCGGCTCGCCTGCTTCAACCATTTCAGCGATGTTCAATACGCGAGAGATTGTCGCGTCTTTGGTCAGGCCGTCGGCGGTGTAGCGGTAGGTATCATTGCGATGGTTGAAGCCAATTATTTCGACCTTCATGACTGGATGCCCTTTTCGGTTTGACGGCTTCGAATAACCCCGCACTCGATAGCGAGTTCCGCCAATGCTTTGTTCATCTGGGTAAGCGCGGCCGGGTCATGGATGTGGTTCATGGTCTTGTCGCTGAAGAACCTGCGGGTCTGCGTCTCGCGCAGGATTTCGTAGACCTTGGTCGACAGTTCGACAACGATGATTTCGAACTTGGTTGGAGTAGGCACAAGAGTTTCCGACTCAACCTGTTCGGTGATCGTGAGAATGGTCAGCCGGGTTCGCCCTGGGCGCTTTGCGGGCGCTTCCCCAATACTGCATTTGTTCACCGCGACCAGGGCGCTCATGATTGTTGGCCGATGTCTTCAAGTTTTGCAGATGCCAAAGGCTTCAGGTCATCAGCCTTCGCGCGGTATTCAACACGGTGCGCAGTCGGGTCGACGAACACAGCGCAGTAAACCAGCGGCGTCATCGGCGGCATCGGCGGCATCGACATCTGCCAGGAATCGGCACACTTGCCCCGGGCGATCACCTTGTCGTCGCGATCCAAAATGCGAAGGTGGTGAGGAAGAGTGCTGGCAATTTCCAGACGCTTACGCGGCGTCAGCTCGTGGGCTTTATCTTTCAAAGCGAGTTCGAAAAGTCCGCAGCCTACGTTGACCGTGCGTGACTGATCGGCTACGTCCGTGATTACCCAGAAAAAGTGGTTCATGCGTGTTTCCCTCAAGGGCACAAGCCGCGCCCGATTAGTTGTTGGATTACAGGCCCAGCTCAACCTTCATTTTCATCAGGATGGTGCTGTCTTCGTTCATTACCAGCTTCCCGGCTTCACGCTCGTGACAGATGCCCAGGGCCGGGAACAGTTGGAACATCTGGGTCGACTGCGAACGACAGGTGCCAATCGAGTAGGGCTTCTTCTCCAGATTGGTGACCAGATTGCCCTTGTCACCAGTGGTTAAGAAACCATCGGCCAACAGGACAGTAAAGGTGCGGCGCATGACTTCGTTGAGCTTGCCACCGTTGCGCAAGAAGCCGAACAGCATAGTGGCCTTCTCGCCCACCTTGACGGCCATCATGTCAACAGCCTTGAGCAGCGCAGCCTGCTTGGCGCCCAGCTCTTCATCGCTCAGTTCGGCGTCTTTGATGTCCATCATCAGAAAGTCGCGGGCCTTTTCGCCGAGCTTATGACTGATCTTTTGAGACTTCAGGGCAAAAACAATACGCGGGGCCGGTGCAGCCTTTACCGGCTCTGGTGCAGAATCTACGACCGGTGCCGCTTCGACAACAGGGGCAACCCCAACCGGCGCGGCCGCTTCGGCAGCCTTCTTGACCGGTGGCTTCTTCGGGGCCGTGGTGGCTTTCTTCTTGACCGGTTTCGCTTCAACCGGCGCGGCTACCGCTTCAACCAGCGGTTTGACCTCGGTCACACCTTCAACCAGGGCTAGCTGGTCTTGCTCGATAGCGGTGAACACGTTCGCGCCGGTCGGCTGTTCAATACCGCTCAGAAGTTCAGCGAGAAAGTCTTCCTGATTCAATTCGCCCATGGTCATCAATACAGGGCTGACTTGTTCGGCTGAAGCGCTGGCTGCTTTATTCATGTTGGGTAAACTCCGGTGAACTTCTTAGATGAGGGTGTGTCGCGATGGGTGAACTATGAACCTTGTAACTTGGCGGTAACAGTGACTTTGCTGGCAATGTAACGTATCTGCCAAAGCGCCAGTTTTGTTCCTTGGCATTTATTGCGGGCAAAAAAAGACGCTAAGTTCGGGGAGAAACTTAACGTCTAAAGGGAATACAGCTTTGGGTCTCACTCTAAAGCAGTAGTAGAACTATAAAGCAGTGTTACTGGAATGTCATTGGCAATCTACCATGCCCCTTCTACGCCGTCGTCGCCAATTACAACTTCGCTTTCAGGGGTGTTGCGGTCGGGCGGTGGCGGCAGTGCTGCCAGGTTGTCGTCAGCCTCAACGAACACCTCGCCTTTGCCCAAGTCTTCCATGCTCGAATCACTCCAACAGAGCAAGAAGTCCTGATAGTCACCCAGCGCAGCAGAATACCGGCCGTAAGTCTCGCCGCTGTTAGGGTCGGGGACCCATGAATCATCCGAGCGGTTGCGGATTTCTAGGGCATAGAGCGGCCAGTATTCGGCGTCCATGTTATCCGGCGCGACGACCTTGCCGAGCCATTGAATCACCACGCGAACCTTGCCGTTATCGTAGACTTTCATTTCCACGTAACCAGGGTCTTTGCGCAACTCTACCCACTGGGCTTTTTCGATGGGCGCGCCGTCGCGGTCGTAGTAGCGGGTCTTAGACATCAGATGGTCTCCATTCGTTTTCGATATAGCGCCCGTGGACTTCACCGACGCAGAAAGCCAGCGTCTTGCCATCGGACGTGTGAACTTTTATGACACGCCCGGCGAACGGCCCGCCGCTCAAGCATGCAAACCCAGGCTTGCCCCTGTTGACCTTTGGTCGGCCCGGCCGGACCCAGCGACTCACGCGGCCTGCTCACGGTCGCGCAGTCGGGTGGTGGCTTCGTTCCAAATACGCATGTCGACGAAAGGGTCATTGATGATCAGGGAGCCATCGGCAGGTCGGACCATGAAGTTCGCCGCGTGCATGTCCAGCAGGGCGTTCTCATAGTTCGGAGCGAAGCCTTCGAGGATGCTGAAGGCTTCACGCAGGGATTCAATGTGCGCCGGGTTGTTGGCGAGCTGACGCATTACAGATGCAGGATTGAACAGACCGGCGCGCAGGTCGGCCATTCTCATCCCGTCGTAGATATCGCTGACCTGCGTCATGACCTGCTTAGCCTGGCGACGAGCCTGAATGTTGCCTCGCAGCTTGACCAGCTTTTCGGTCTCGTAGAGGTAAAGATTCAGGTCGCCATAAGCCTGATCGCCAATCTGGCCGTAATCGTTGGTTACCTGGGAAAAGTGCTTGCTTTGGTCTGCGATAGCCATCACGCCGTCACAGTGCATCGCGTAGCCGACCGGGTCGCAAGTGAGGTGCAACACCGTGTCACCGTTGTCGTATACAGCAGAGAATTTGCCGCGCCCTATCATGGGCAAACCTTTCAACTCAGGGTGACGGCGTGCCTGTTTGGTGCCGAAGTCGCTAAGTAGTAGAACATTCATTTGGTGCATTCCCCTGCAAAAATTCTGTGTTGTCTTGCTGTTGTGCCCATTCTCCCGCCCAGCTATTGGCAGGGCAACTTGGAACAAACGCTTACTTTGCGATTGCCAGGTTACTGGGGAACTACCTTGCTTTTAGAAGTGTCGTGAAATTCGATCACCGGCTTATTGCCGCTATATACGAACTTCTCTTTATAGACTTCGAAACCGCTGGACGCGGCGTTGAATACAATACCGGCGATTGCGACAATGAGCATCAGCTCGATAAGTGTGAGGTTTTTCATATGATTGCGCCCTGTTTGGGAAAGAACCCTAGAGCGACGATTTTATGGGGTTGAGCGTGGACTAAACAGTAGATTTGACACTTGCCAGAGAAGGTCCATGTCCTTGGCAGGCAAGTGTCAGCGCCTTGGCTTTAGCCCTGGGCTACGACGGTGATACCGGCGACCAGCCCGACTACCCGAACGCGGTTGAAAATGGTGGGGAAAGCAACGACCAAGTTCGGCGCGGCCGGGCTGACGTCTTGGTAAGAGACCCAGGCACCGTCATCACTCAGGCGGACCTGAATCTTGATGGCGGTGTTCGCGGGCAACATACCGTCAAAGCTCAGCACCTTGGCGCCGACGGCGGTGAGGCTGGTGGTAGGGTCAGCGCTTTTAGTGGCGCTGAAGATCGTGCCAACTGGGCGCGGGTTGAGGATGATGTCTGGCATTTGGTGAAGCTCCTACAGGGCTTAGGGAAGCGGCCAGTATAGGCCGCCGCGTGATTGTTTGGCTATATACCGTCGCCAGAGTCGACGTCCAAGTCACCCATGGGCACGTTATCCCGGCGGCGCAGAACATAGTCGTTGTATTCGACCCGGTGCCTCCAACGCAACCGGCGCACGAACTCACAGATGGCAACCAATACGACTACCAGAACGATGGCGACTAATGCTTCAGTGGGTTTGTTCATATTGTTCCACCTTGTTGATGATTTCTTCAGCGGCGAGCCACACTATTTCGCGCTTTACCGCTTCAAACGCCAGCTCGCGCGTGGAGTAAAGCGCTGCTGAAATTCTGCGTTCAGAGCCAACGCGGCGACCTTTGTTGTCGAGCTGGCAGTGCATCGCTGATGTGCTCAAGCACCGGACGACATTCAAGGTGTTGCCGTAAGGGTTGAACTTCCATCCGCACGTTTGCTTGCCTGCGTCGACCGGCGCAGGGATGTCTGGAAGAATGCGCGGCTGCAAAACGATCAGCTCGCGCAAACGAGCCTCACGCTTCGCGGCCGCAAGCTCAGCCTGTTCTTTCTTGTTCATCGCCATGTCACAAGTCCTTGTAGCTGTCGGTTACGCCCAAAACTTCCAGCTTGCGCCGGGTTACGGCGATTCGGCTGCGCAAATCACCGAGCATCTTCCGATAGTCGTAGGTGCTCAGCTTCACGTCGAAAGCGCTGTTTTCGATGTAATACTTGAGCAAGGCGCGCTCGCGTTTAAGCTGCGCTGTGAACCACCAGAGTTTTAGTGCTTTAATCATCTTCATACTCCAGTTCTTGGTTGTCTTGGGGTTCGTCATCGGCTGGCGCCTGGAGTTCAAACGGCAGGGTGCCGATCTGGGCCAGGGCCAGCAGCAGCCCGACGCGGAAACCTTTTGCCGATTCCTCATTCAGCTCCACATCGAGCGGCTTGTCTTCGGTGCCCATCTTCAGGGTCACACCATTCTTCGCGTGCTCCAGCAGTGTGTTGATTTGCTCGACGCCGTTCTTGTGCCAAGCCGCTACAATTTGCAGCGCCTCAAGTGCGGCACCGTTCACCGGGACGTTCGCGGTCAGTTCTTTCTGTTGGGTCATACGCTTCTTCCTACGCTCTCGCGGTCAGTGGTGGGATGGTGTAAAAGCCGCGCTTGTAGCCCTCAAGAAAGCATTGCGCGGTGACTGAAACGTCGTATTCGGCGCCGTGGGCCTTGCTGGGGTCATACGGCACACCCAGGGCAAAGCACAGTTCCCCCAGGTTCGGCGACTTGCCGTTGTAGGTGGCCCAGCGGGCTTGCATGGTGTCGACGCTGGGGACGGCGGGCAGAACAACACCGGCGGCGGTGAACTCTACCGCCATGAACTTCGCGTCGAACTCCATGTTGTGAGCGATGATGAAGTCGCCTTTTTCGATCTGGGCTTTCATGATAGGGGCCAGGTCTTTGAACAGTGGCTTGCCGGCCAGCATCGCGTAGCTGATCCCGTGGACCTCTTGAGCCTTGGCGTCAATCGGGCGTTGAGGGTCGAAGCGCTCGACGAACTTGTCCAGCAACGCGCCGGTCGCAACGCTGTAGCGCAACAAAGCCACTTCAATGATCTTATCGCCCGTAAGCGGGTCGAGACCGGTGGTCTCGGTGTCGAGCGTGTTGAAGGTAATTTCGGACATTACTTGTCCCCAAACTGCGCTTGACGTTGTTCTTTGGACGGAGCGGCCCGCGCAGGCGCCGGAGCAATCCCGCCTTTGTCGAGCGTGATCCAGCTCGCCGCTCGCTCAAGCAACCAAGCCGGCCAGGAACGAGCCATGGTGCGCGCTTTGGTTTTGACTGCGAGCGGCTTGATATTGCTCTCTTCGGCGAGAACATTCACACGAGCAACCAGACGCTGCTGTGTGACGTGCTTAACGGCCCAGTGCGGCAAGTGGTTCTCGAAGTAGTCGGCGACCGTGTAGCGGCTCTGTTCAAGTGACCGGTAGGCGTAGCCCGGCTCTTGGACTTCCACCATCGGGGTATCAATGCCGCAGATGTTCATGACAGTTTGCTTTGGCACGAAACCTGTGGCGATAGACCGAGCGGCAGAGTCTCGAACCACCTTGGCGAGTTCTGCGCTGTCAATCTGTGGCAGACGCCCATCCCGATTGATTTCAATGCGCAGGGCGCGAACGGTCAACCGGCGGTTGGATTCGCGCAGCTTATTCACCTTGCCGTTCAACAGCGCCACTTCTTTTTGAAGTGCGGTCATCTTGGAATACATTGCGCTGACGCACTCGCGCGTTACGCCAAGGTCCAAACCTTGCGACCCTAGTCGGGCTTCAAGATCAGCAACCCGGGCCGTCAGAGACTGGTCGATTTTAGAGCGGCGAAAGAGGCTCAGAAAGATATTCATGATTCGTTCTCCAGGTGTAAAAATGCCCGCGAAGAGCGGGCATTTATTATCTCAAGGTGAAGCTGGACGTGTTACTGGCCTTTGCCCAGATTCAGGGTTTTGCCGCTGGCAGAGCCGTCGACAATCAGGGTGCAGTTTTTGCTTTCAGCGCAGGCTTTCAGGGCTTCGTTGTATTCGTGCTGCAAGAACGCCGGGGTAAACGACTGACCCAACTTCTCGTTCGCCAACGATTCCTGCTCTTTGACCTGCACCAGTTTCGTGGCGGTTGCCAGGCGGTTCGACGCGGTCACGTTGTCGCGGATGGACTGCTGCACGCTCTGGTCGTTGGTGATGGTGCGAATCACAATGCCGGTGACGGTGAAGGTTCCCGCTGCTTTCGCGTCGATCTTCGCCTGGAGGTCGGCCTTGATGCCCTGTTCCAGCTCGGTTCGCTTCGTGTTGAGCGTGTCGGCGGGATACTTGGCGACCTCGCCCATGATCGCAGAACGGGCCATGCCGTTGATCATGACGTAACCGGGGCGCACAAAGTCGTCACCGCCGACTTTCGCCGACTGACCAGCAAAGCGACCCTGGAACGCCGGGAGTGCTGCCGTGTTGGCTTGGTAGAACACCGTCGCTTCGAAGTCCTGCACGGTCATCTTGTCAGACGCTTGCGGTTGCAGGGCCGTCAGCTCAATGGTCGTTTCCTTGCCGGTGTAGGTGGTCACATCGGAAAGGATGCTGGTGTAGAAGCCTGGCGTGACCAACTGCTGGTCGATCTTGCCGAACTGGGTGCGAACACCGACCTCGCCTTGGTCCATCATGCCACAGCCGGTGAGGGCGAGAGCCATCAGGAACATCGGGACGGCCATAAAAAAGCGCTTCATATTCATGCGTTTGTATCCTTTTACAGTTGGGGTTGGGTGTTACAGGTTTTGGTCAACGCCGCCGAGAAACGACATGACGAGGATCATCAGAACCAACGCGAAGAAGGTCAAGGTGATGTTGCGGTTCCACTTGCGCAGTCGCTCACGGTTCAGGTAGCCCCGGCTGAAGCACAGACGCAAGAAGCCGAAGAACATGAGAAACAGCACGATAGCGATGAAAAGAATACGGACCAAGATCATGTAGGTAGCTCCTAGGGCTCGCCAGAGCCCGTATGCGGCGTTTTAAGCCTTGTCGGGTGAAATGACCGCGCCTTTAGCGAGAACGGCGCGCATGACGTTCTGAAGGGGCACGATTTCGCCAAGGGCGAAGAACTCGACCACTTCATACTCTTCGGGGATAGCGTAATACGGCGCGCCGACTTCTATCTCAGGTCTAGGGCACGGACCCTCTACAATCTTGCCGTGCTGCCAGATGCTGGTCTTGTCGTTCACGCACAAGAAGAGCGCGAGGTGGCCGGCCAAAGACTTCTTGTTCCAAATCTTCCCCTGCTTTGTCCAGCCTGTGACACGCCCGGAGCTGTCGCGCTTACTCCCAGCGATTTTGTAGAGACCGGTGTGCTTGCTGCGAATCTTGAAGAAACGCTCAGCGGCTGGTGGAGCAAGTGGTGCGGCAACTGCTTTCATGACTGTCTCCCTGTTGATGGTCAAAGTATAAAGGGCGACCTTTGGATATGGTCGCCCTTCGCAGGATGAAACGAGATACTGCCAGGTTTACAGCGAGCCGTCTTTCGCGTAAGTCCAGCCAGCCTGCCAAAGAATGGCCTTCGGCGAACCGTTACCATACGGGCAGTCTGTGATCGGCAGACCGGCTGTAGCAGCGGTATTGCCCTCGGTGAACCAGCGGTTTTCAGTCAGTGCGGACATGTCAATCTCCTAAAAGCTCAAGTGCTCTGAAAAGGTGGTCGTCAATCGTCTCGTGGCTATGCCACTCAGAAGACGCTTTAGCATGCTTGTTTTGCATGCATCCGTTTAAGGTGGCGGCACGTTTGATTGCCTCAATCGCCTCGCTGTTGTCTTTGATCAGGGCGTCACGTTGCTCTATCACCTGCTTTGCCATTCCGAGTGTTGTAACGCCCTCGGCGGAATTGATTGCTGCTGTGCCGCCGAGGGCATCCCACAGAGCGCGGTCGGTTGGCGTGCCGTGACCTTCGTCAGCAATGATCATTAGAGCTTCGCGTAGGGCTTTCAGGGCGAAGCCCGGCTCTTTCATGTTGGCCTTAGAGAGCCCTTCATGGAAACTGGACATCACAAGCGAAACTTGCTCGTCTGTCAGTGTTTGCGGGTTCATGTGTAGTGGACCTCGGCGTAGACGTTCGACCCTTTTTTGGCGAACGTGAAGCGGATTTTCATACGGCCATCTTTGACGGTAACCCAGCCAGCGGCGATAGCGTGCATCAGCCCAGCGATACCAGACGGGCCGAAGCTCAACTCTTGACCGTCATCAGCTTTGAACTCCATGGTCACGCTTGAGCGCCCACGGCCATAGCCAACGAATAGCAGCTCTTCTTCGTAGATTGGCAGGTAGTCGAGGGCTACCCGATCAGCGAAGAACAGGATTTCGTGAACATGCTCCCAACCCTTGGTCAGGCGATTATATTCAGCAACTTCCTCTGTGAAGCCTGGGCGGCGCGGGCGCGGCTCGCCGAACCGTCCGACAGAGCCGTCGAATTCGTTCTGCGGGTAGCGTGGGCGCTCAGGTAGAACACCACCTGCCGCGACAAACTCCACACCCTCGCGGGACTTCGAGTTCACCGTCTCGTGCGGCCCAGACGAAACGTAGCCAAGGTCCAGCAGGCCAGTCTCTTTGAGCTGACACAGAGACCACGCCTTTGGAGCTTTCAGCTTGCCGACTTCTTTCATGTGTGCTGCTCCTGCTCGGCCTGCTCCAGCTTCTCAGCCAGCACCTGCCTGTCGACGACGATAGTCACTTTGCAATTGACGCCAAAGTCTTCGCTGAACTGCTGACCGACTGCGGTGAGCATCTTTTCGTAGGCTTCGATGCTCACCGTGTTGGTGCGGGCGAGTTCATTGGCGGCTTCGAGCACTCGGCGGCGGGTCACGACGCTGGTCACTTTATTGATTACAGGCATGGATCAGCTCCAGGCAGCGATTCTTCAGCGCCACCATTTCGTGCATCGTTGGGGTGTGCCCGGTGCGTTCCGGCATAGCGGCGCCCCGAGGTAGGTAGAGACGGTTCGACTTGGCCTTGTCTTCGAACTGGCTCAAGCAAAGCAGGGTCGGTTCCCCGCGCGTGACCAGGGTGTGAATTTGGTCGGTCTTGAGAAAGTAGCTTTGGCCGACGTTGTAACCAGCGCTCGCACCAGTGTGAACGTTCAACCACGTCTCTTGCGGGCATAGGTCGTCGATGCCGTCCTCGTAGCTGTATTGGTAGCGGTCGGCGGCGAAGTCACCACCGCCAGCGATGCCGTCTTCCCAGCGCTGCTGGCAGGTCTTCTTCGGCTTCTTGCCGGCGTCTTCGAAGATCACGTTTCCAATGCTGCCGGCCAGGACCACGGTGTTGAATTCGTAGCGGTGGCTGTGCGGGTGAACCAGATACCCGCTGTTGACCTTGATGTCTTCTTCGATCAGGTAGAGCTTCAGGGTGAACTTGTCCGAACGCTGAAGGTTCAGGTAGTCCATACCCGGGGTGTGATGGTCGATGCGAGAATACCCCTGGCTCTTCTCCAGGTTCAAGCCTTCGATGGCTTTGAGCATCACATCACGGAATTCTTTCAGCGGGGCTTCAGCAGACATTGGTTTTCTCCCAATTTTGGCGTTCTTGTTTTTCCACTTCGGCGTCGATCAGCGCGTCGAACTCTTCCCCGGTTGGGATCAGCCCGCCGCCGTTCGACATGTCTTCGAAGAACTGGTAACCGCCAACCTGGCGGCACACCTCATAGCGAGCTTTCAGCAGCTTCAGCTCTTCCTTCATCGACCGGTAGGATCGGCCGGTTTCTGGCAGGGCGAATTGGTCGCGGTCGTATTCTTTCCCAGCGAGCGCCCATGATGCGCGCTGAATCACCCAGCGCGTGCGGCGCGAGCCGGTGCGGCTGTTCTCACAGATGCGTTTGATATGGCCCAGGGCGTCTACCATCAGCTTACGGTCAGGCGGCACGGCGAAGAGGGGAACCAAGTTGCCCTTTGGAGCCTGTTCGCCGAACGCATAACAGCATTCGTCTTTGCGAAGTGTCGCGAGAACTTCCGGCTTAATCCAGGCGACCGGCGAGGTGTCTTCGTTCATACCGCAGCTCCTGCTCTTGCGAGTTTTTTCTTCAGCTCTTCGACTTCGCGCAGTGCCATCGACAGGTCAATGCGCATGCTTTCGATCAAGCCCGGGATTGGGTGCGAGTAGAGCGGGATCAAATTCTCAGCGCACGAAAAGTCATGAGCGGTGCCGGTAACACGGCCACGGTCGGCGTCGCGGTTATAGCGCCAGATGTCGTCTTTCCCCAGAATCACTTCGTATCCTGGCTCATCCCTGCGCTCGACCATCTTGACCATCTGACCGCCGAAGCTCTTGTAGGTGTTGCCGACTTCGAACTCGACGGACTGCAACGCCGAGCCGCCCGCGCCGAACCGGGCAGTCTGGTTGGCGATGATGGTTACACGGGCGCCGTCAGCGCCGATCTTCCCGATCTTGCGAGCGTTTTCGATGATCTGCAAGGCTGGCAAGCGAACCTGACGGTCACCTTCGCCCGGGTAGTCGATCACGTTCACGTCGAATCCGTTCATCTTCAGGATGTCGGCCATGTAGTTCGCGAGAGAGGTGCGGCCCGAACCAGGAGCGCCAGCGATAGTGACTCGAAGCTCTTTCATGCTGATGCTTCCAATGATTGGTTGAAGTTGATTTTGTTGACGTCTTCCAGTTTTACCCAGAAGCGCAGTCCTTTGCGACCGACGGCCTTGAACAGCGGATCGCCCGGTTTGGACACGAACAGCGGGCAAGTGAAAGTCACGCTGTTGAAGTCGTCTTGGCCCAGGCGGATGTAGATTCGGGCGATCTTCAGCTTGGTCCCGGCACGGAGGGTCAGGGTGGTGTAGAAGTTGTCTGGGTGGTGATAGTGAGCGTCTGCGAAACCACCGTCGTAACCCCAGCCAGCGTTGCTCAACAAAGTTTCGCGCTGCGCCAGGCTGGCAGACCTGAAGCCCTCTTGAAAGCGTGGGCACTCAAGCCCGGCCGCGATGAAAATGCTGTTGTTGCGGCGCTCGTCGAAGATTTTGAAAGTCCAGTCTTCGGTCAAGGTCAGTTCGAACCCCAGCGGCGGTATAAAAAGTTGAGTCATGTCACAGCTCCCGTTTAATTACCACCAGATTACCGAACCAACCTTGGAACAAAACGCACTTTCTACTGGCGGGTCAGCCGCCCGAGACTTTCATCGCCACATCGAATGGCACGTTTACCCAAGCGCCGTAAGTGAAAGCCCCGCCCAGCAAACTCATGATTACGCCCATGATTACCGTTTCGCCGGTTTGAAGCGCAGCCGACAGAACGAACATCGTTACAGCCAGGCCAATAAACATGACTGCCATCAGCACAATCACAAGCCAACCAATTAATGCCAACATTTGCTATTACCCCTTGAAAATCAGTGGAAGAAACTTCTGCGCCGGGCCGGTCGGTTGCACGGGAATCTTGGCGTGCATGTCGTCGATCTTGGTGCAAAGGTATTGATATTGCTCTTCTGTCACGTCGAGAGCGTCCAGCCATTTCTTGAAATACAGCTCAAGTTCGGCCGAACGCGGGTGAGTGCCCTTGTGATACTTCTCAAAGTCCTTGCGGTTTTGGACCTTGTCAGCACGGAGCATGTCGTTAACGCACTTGATCGGCGACAGGCGCGGCCCGTCGATCATGATCAGCTCGCCTTCGAACATTTGGACTTTGTTGCTCAGCCAGGCGTTCGCTACGGCGCGATACTCCATCGCCAGCACCATGTTGCGCGGGCTGGTGTCGAGTGACATGAGCATCTTCATGTTGGACAGCAGAACTTCGTCGTTCTGCACCAGGGGATGCAGACACCAGCCGGCGTAGGCCCGGTGCCAGGCATGAATTTCCCCCAGAACGATGATGCCCTCGTGGATGTGGTTGATCAGCGGCACGCCAGAACGCTTGGCGGTCTTGCCGTTGTAAAACTTGGTGATTGCTGCGAGTTCTTTTTTCATGGCTTCTGGTATCCAAAGCGAACTTGAGGGTTTCCCTTGCTAAAGCAGCGCGTTTCGCGCGATTGAAGCCGAGCGTTTAAAGACTTGAGGCTTTTGCTGGACGTCCAGAACCAACCATAGTTCGGGCTTCCGTCGGGACTTGCCTCGTGAACTACCATCGCAATCCAGACCTTGTTTTGCGGCGACCAGAAGATATGCGGTTTGCGTCGTTTCATGGCAGCACCTCAAACCCGAACTTTTGCAGAGCATCACTGGACTGAAGCTGCTCGAACTTCGCCCGGGCTGACGATGAGTCGGCGCACTTGATGCGGTTGGTGGTTGGGCTCTGCCCGTGCATGCAGGTTGTGCAGTCGACGAAGGCATCACCGGCCTGCCATCGGAAAGACTTGAAGACGCCCTTTTTGTCGAACAGCACGGTCCGCTGCACCGGGTAGACGTGCTCGATTTCGTTCTGGCACGCGGTGATCACGTCAATGAACCTGGGTGACGCGCCGATGGCCTTTCTGACTTCGGGTGCGCCTGGGGCATCCCACGGCAAGTCTCGAAGTGTCTTCGAAGCTGGCTCTTCTGGCACCAAGCCGGAAACAGCCATGAACAGAACGTCCACACCGGTATTGAACTGCTCTTCTGTGAGCTGGCCGTCGCGTTGACGGCTGATGAGGTATTGCAGGGCTTCGAACGACTTACGTCTCAATTCTTGCCCGAGGTCGAAACCATCAGGAACTTCAGACATTTCCCACTCCCGTGATGCGCGTGATTGCGCGAAGTCACAGCAATGGTATCGCCCGGGGCTTGGACAATATACGCCCCGGGTTCATGTGCCAGTCAGTTGGTGAGGCGCTTCTCTGCGGTGTGGGCGCCGAGTTCGGCGACGGCCTTCTCAGTGACGCGCTCGCGAATGAACTCCAGCGCGTTCATGCGGCGTTCCATGGAAACCGACTCGCGGGCCAGGTGGTATCCTTGGATTGTCAGGCGCTTGTCGCTCATCAGTCCATGGAAGAGCGTGTTCAGGTGCTCGATGTAGGCGACGTTCATCGCCGCCTTACCCTCGGCTGCGACCAGGGCGATACCCGGCTGAACCAGGGCTACGGTGCAGAAGTAGCGACTGGTCACGTCAAAGCAGCGGTTGACGTATGCGGCGAACCGCTCTTGCTGGTCTTCCGGCACCGCGTCACCGATTGCGTCAGCCATGGTGTAAGCGATCAGGTCGAGCGGCGTGCGGTCGGTGATAGACCCGGTCTTCAGGTCTGCGCTGGCATACATCATTTCAAGGCGCTCCAACACCACCTCTTGCACGTCGAGCCTTTCGGTGAAGGTCATCGGCAGGGCTGGGTCTTTGCCCAGCTCCTTGAAGATCGCCGAAACCGAAGTCTCCAGA